TTGAATTAGAATCAGATAATGTCACATATAAGATTGCTCGTAATTTAAACAAGTATACCAGAAAGCTAAAAGGTAAAGAGACCATTGAAGCAAAGGTAGATTTGGACTTTTCAAAAGAGATTGGTGGCGTGTTTGAGAGTTTAAATGGCACTTCTCGTAATGAGACAGACGCAAACATTAGAAGGAAATTTGGAACCATTGATGATTTTCTATTGACTTCTATGGCTTCTCAGCTTGATTCCTTATCGTTTATTAAAGAAGGATCAACAAAGAGAAAAGAAATTATCGCTAAGTTTCTTGACTTAGACATCTTTGATCAAAAGTTTAAATTAGCAAAGAAAGATTCTGCTGATGTAAAAACATTGATTAAGAAATTTGAAGCAAAGAATTATCTTGAAGAAATAACTAAAAATCAAGAGCTTCTGGAAGAAATCAAAGAAGCTATCGAGAATAAAAAAACAGAGTGTAGAAAAACAACAAGCTCAATAGAAACCTTTACAAGCAAGTTAAAAGAAGTAGAAGAAATTATATCCTCTATTCCAGCAGAGATTATTGATATTGATAAAGTTAAGAGCGATATTTCTTCTAAAGAACAAGACGCTAAAAGAATCTTACATGAAAGTTTTGATATTGAAAAACAAATATCAGAAAATGAAGAATTCTCACAACAATATGGAATCGTTCTGGAAGAGTTAAATATTGATCAACTTCTTTCTTTGACTGAGACTTGTAAGACACACAATGACCGCAAAGCAATAATAACACAGAAGCTAAACCAACAATCAAAAGAACTTGATAATCTTAAATCGAAAGTTAAACTTCTTGAAGAACACGAATATGATCCAAATTGTAAATATTGTGTAAGCAATCAGTTTGTAAAAGATGCTCATGAAGCTTCGACTAGAATTTTGCCGACCACAAAGATGATCGAAGAATTGCAACAGTTTATTGAAGACATCCAAGAAAAGATTGATTTTATAAATCCAGAAGTCGTTGCTTCTGATGTTGAGCGACATAGAAAGCTAACTCAAGATGTTGAACAATTACAGAGTCAAAATGAAATAAAACAAATGGAACTTACGTCTAACAAAGATAAGCTTAATCTTTTAAAGAATGAGATTGAGAGTTTAAAAAACAAGGAAGCGGAATATGAAGAAAACAGAGAAGCCATTGAAAACCTTGGAACACTTACAAGAGAAAAGAAAGCACTTGAAACAAAGCTATCCCAACTGCGAGAAGTATATACTAAATGTAATGAGCAGTTGCAAGAATGTCTTATTGAACAGGGATCAACCACCCAAATCATAAAGAACATCGAGAAGGAACTTGAAGAATATAAGGGTTATGAAAATAAATGGGTTGCTTATGAAATGTTTATGCGCTGTATGCATGCTAATGGCATTTCATATAATATCATTAAAGATCGTCTTCCAATTATTAACGAAGAGATAGCAAAGGTTCTAGCGAATATTGTTGACTTTGAGGTGTTCTTTGATAATACAGACTCCAAGTTAGATATATTCATCAAACATCCAGCATACGATCCACGGCCTCTTTCTATGGCCTCCGGTGCAGAAAAGACTTTGGCTTCCATGGCGATACGACTTGGTATGATTTCAATTACAAATTTACCAGTTGGAAACCTTTTTGTGCTTGATGAGCCAGCAACAGCATTGGATGCCGAGCATATGGAAGGATTTGTTCGTTTATTGGAGATGATCAAGTCACAATTTAAGATTGTATTGCTTGTTTCTCACCTTGAATCATTAAAAGATGTTGTAGATATGACCGTCGATATAGATAAAAATGATGGATATGCGAAGGTTGATTTAAAATAGAGTTGACTATTTACTGTTGTAATTTTATATTTATGGGAGAGTAGAAATATGAAACTCACAACAGAACAACTAAAAAAAATTATTAAAGAAGAACTTGAAGCTATCATGACCGAAGACTTAGAAGTAGTCGCAGATATGCTCGGTGATAAAGCTGAACAAGCTAAACAAGGTTGGAAATCTAATAAGCAAGCAGCCATTGCCGGTCAAAATTTTCTTAAAGCCAAAGGAATGGATAAAGCATTAATGCAGTATAATGGAATGTTAATGGCTGGTAATCAGTCTCTTATTTCTGTATTATCTAATATGTTGAAACATGTCGCACCAGAAGGCGAAGAGTTTGTGAATCATGTGGCTAGATCAATTTAAAGAAAGGATAATAATATGGTACAAGCACTAAAAGAAAAAACCGGAAGTGTAATCGACAGAATGCTTGAAAAAGCAATCTCAAGAAAGCTTCTTGTATTTGCAACAGCAACAGGTCTCATGGCCTACTCGCTTCTTGACCCAGAAACTTGGGGCTTGATTGCGATTGTTTATGTTGGTGGTCAATCGGTCATCGACACTGTGAAGGTTTACAAACACGGAGAATGAGTTTTATGTCATGGTTGCTGATTAAAAAATGGTGGGATATTGCTTCTGTTTGGTGTCGGCAACATTGGCGTTGGCTTGTGATGTTAGCCGCTCTTGTTATTGTTTATCTTCTTGGTAAGAGACAAAACAGAGTAGAGCTACTCCAAGCCAAACTCGCTCTTAAACACTATCAGCAAGAAAAGGATGCTATCATAAAAGCATACGAGACTGAAAAGAAACTTCGCGAACAAGCAAAGCATAAATATGATAATGCGATGTCTACTATTCGCGAGAAGTATAAAGATGATTTCAATTCTATGAACATGCAAAAAGAAGCAGAGATTAGAAAGAAATTAAAACAGGCAAAAAATAACCCTTCCGAAATTGATAGAATTTTAGAAGAAGAATTAGGAATAAAACAATCATGAAATTAACAGCAAAAATACTTAAAAAAATTATTCAAGAAGAAGTACAGAAAGAGGGCCACTATCACGACATGGGCGGCGAAGACGAAATGTACAATGTTCTTGACATGCCCAAGCGATTATCACCAAAAGAAATCTTTGGAGAGTTTCAAAACTTTGTGGAAGTAAATAACCTTAGTCGTGAAGATGTTGAAGGAATGGTTGAGATGCTTTTTTCTGATGTGATGGATGTGCCACTTAATGAATCACCATCTATGGAGCATATCACACCAGAAAACATTATGATGGTTATCAGCGTTCTTAAAGACCTTGGTCTTTTAGCTGTACCAGCAGCCGCTGCTGCGATGGGAATCAGCAAGATGTTGGACAAGACAGGTAAAGAGGAGCTTCCAGAAAAATGAAACTGACGGCTAAATTACTGAAAAAACTTATTCAAGAGGAGCTTGAAACAATTCAAGAGGATGGACACGAAGATGTTTCCTCCGCTCGTCGTAAACTAAAAACAACAATTGAAGACGCATCAGAGATTTTACAATCATTAGAGTCTACACCAGAACAAGAACTCCCAAGTTGGTGGATGAGTAAGATTACAATTGTCGGTGAGTATATTAATAAAGCCAGAGACTATCTGCTAGTCAGTGGTGATTCAATGACCGAAGTTGAAATCGGACCCGGTGATCAAACCATTCAAGGTTTGGAGCCACAACACGATGAAGAAAATAGAGTTGATCGTATGAGACAGAAAGCAATTGAACTTATTTATAATATGAGTCCACTGGAATTGCAAGATCTATTAAAACAAATTAACCCAGAAACTTGACAAATTATAAAAAATATGTTATAATACATTCATCCTTTTAATCATGGAGTCAACATGAAGTATTTACTTATGGGCGCATTGCTTACTTGGTCTTCTGCCGCACACGGAGAAGATGAAAAACCTAAATTTAATAATATCAAACAAGGCGAAGCCGCACCATTTGATGGGCGGCTTTTTAACGATGCTGCTGTATCCAAGATTATTGTTGATAATCAATTTGAGAATCTTGAATGTAAATTAAGAGTTGATTTCGAGATTGGCCAAGTAAGAGCCGAAGAGCAATATAAATACGATGTCCTTTATGCTAAATCAGAAGCAGATAATCAACGATTTACTGATGTGATTAATATTCGAGATGAGCACATTCAGAGTTTAGAAAAGTATGTTCGCCCCACGACAGCACATTGGTGGGCTATTGGTGGTTTCACAGTTGGCGCGGGGGCAGCAATCGGCATCATGTATGCGATTAAACCGGGGATTCAATGAACAAAAAAGATCCGAATTATACAGTAAAAGTTGAGAAAGCAATTGCGAAGAAATATGGTGAAGAAACAATACAACACCCGAAGAGCAATTGGACAGATGAGAAAGAAAAAGAGTATTTGGCTCAACTAAAAGAAACACACAAATACTATGAAGACAAAGAAGATTTTGATCGTGAAGAAGTAAATGGGGTTTTTATTCCGAAAAAACTACTTAATAAAGAATCCGAGCGATCTTGTCCGGTCTGTAATACATACTCTTTTAAATCAAACGATGATGTCTATATGACGAAGTTTGATTGTTGTGAAAAGTGCTACATACAATGGATTGAAGGTCGGGAAGATAGATGGAAAAAAGGATGGAGACCCCCAAAATGAAATTGACCAAAGATGTTCTTAAAAAAATTATTCAAGAAGAAGTAGCCAATATAGAAGAAAGAAACCACCCAGTGCGATCAAAATATAGAGTTGCTGGCGTTGGCTCATTTGAAGACACCGATTGGTATGAAACGGGAAAATTAAGAGATCGTGAAGCAGCTATGGATGCGGCAGATGCTGAAGAATTTGAAAGGGGAGAGCGCAAGAGAAGATACGAGAAAGAAAAGGAACGAGGCAGACAGAGAGAACTTGATCGTCAAAAGGACATGAAAAGAGATGCAGCTAATCGAGAAGATGAAGAACAAAAAATTAAAGGTGCTCTAAGAGGTGCCGCAAAAGCTCTTGGAATGAGCCCTTCATTTAAACCTTCAAATTATTCCACTGGAGAAATATTAGATTTTATTAACTCCAATCAAGACAATAGCGAACTTATAAACGTATATCGTAACAATATCAACATTGTACCAGATGCAGATGGTATGAAAAGGATGGGACTTAAAAAAGCTATAGAATTTGTAAATGCACTTGATTCTGCTGGTGTTGATACCCTTAGTATCAACCAATTAAAAAGAGCGATTGATAAGCGTGGCTTCTTGAAAAAAACAGGTGCATTTTTGACCGGAAAGGGTTTCAATGAAGACATCACAAAAGAAGATATACAAAAAATGGTTCAAGAAGAACTTGAAGCCGTAACTAAAGGAAACTAAAACATGAGTTCAAACACATTAAAAATCGTACAAGGTATCGCACAAGCAGCCGCAAATGCTTATGACGGCTCACATGATGAGCGATATGCTGCCGATGGAAAAGCACGAAAGATTGGTCTCAATCGTGAAGAAGGTGATCCTATTCTTGATAAAAGAGTCATTGATGGATTCAAAGTCAAATTTTCTGGTGATGCGATGTGTATTGTGTATCAATCAGATATTATGCTTAAAGATATTTATGCTGGTGGATTTGAAGCCGAGATGGAAAGAAAAATTAATGATATTAAAAAATTCTTACAAAAAGAATACAAAGCCATTACTGGTGAATCAGTTAGAATTACCCCTGTAAAAGATGAAGAAATTAAAGTTCTTGCTCAATCAGTTTCTCGCGTTCGTTCTTTTGTACAAGCTTACCGATGGTTTAAAATCTCTGGTGTTGATTCAGAACCAATCTTGTCTCCTTCCGAGGACACAGTTGATAAAGCAGTCAGAGATTTTCTTTCTCTTAACTCTAACAAGAGGCCAAACAACGACACTAGGAAATAATGTCCTTTAAGCTTTCAAAAAAGGAGATTGTAAAAGAAATCCTTAAGTGTGGTAAAGATCCAGTTTACTTTACAAACAATTTTTGTAGGATCTCGCACCCGCTCAAAGGTCTCGTTCCGTTTAAAACTTATCCATATCAAGATGATCTGTTAAACGATTATAACGATTTCCGCTTTACAGTTATCCTAAAAGCTCGACAGTTGGGGATCTCAACTATTACAGCCGCATATTGTGTGTGGCTTATGTTGTTTCATCGTGATAAAAATGTTTTGGTTATCGCGACTAAATTTGCAACTGCTGCTAACTTGGTAAAGAAAGTAAAACACATCATGAAAAATTTACCACCTTGGTTGCAAGTGGCTACAATTTCAATCGACAATAGAACATCATTTGAGTTGTCAAATGGCTCTCAAATCAAAGCGGCATCTACCTCTGGTGATGCTGGTCGTTCTGAAGCACTTTCGCTTTTGGTAATTGATGAGGCTGCACACGTTGATGGTCTAAAAGAACTATGGACCGGTTTATATCCCACTCTATCAACTGGTGGTCGCTGTATAGCACTTTCAACCCCAAACGGTGTTGGTAACTGGTTTCATAAAACCTATGTTGATGCTGACAGTAAGGAGAATGATTTTCATCCTGTCTGTCTTCCTTGGGATGTTCATCCCGAAAGAAATCAAGAATGGTTTGAGAAAGAGACAAAGAATATGTCTCGGAGACAAATAGCACAAGAGCTAGAATGTAACTTCAATACATCAGGTGATACTGTTATTCATCCTGATGATATTGCTTGGTTAAATCAAACAATTAGAGAACCAGTATATAGAACCGGTTATGATAGAAACTTTTGGATTTGGGAGAAATTTGAAGAAGGTAGCACTTATTTGCTTGTCGCTGATGTTGCAAGAGGCGATGGTGCTGATAATTCTGTATTTCATGTTTTAAAATTAGAAACAATGGAGATCGTAGCCGAATACCAAGGCAAGCCTAATCTAGACATGTATGCTCAAATGTTATATTCAGCAGGCACAGAATATGGAAACTGCCTTTTGGTCGTTGAAAACAATGGTATTGGTATATCCATCTTAGAAAAACTAATTACTCTTGGATATTCGAATCTTTATTATTCAATTAAATCGACACATGAGTTTGTTGAATCTGTTCAAGGTGAAGCCATGGACGGAGCAATAGCAGGTTTCACAACCTCTACCAAAACTCGTCCCTTGATTGTTGCAAAACTTGAGGAGTTTATAAGAAATAAAATGCTAAATATTTATTCATCAAGAACTTTTCATGAATTTAAAACTTTTATTTGGAAAAACGGAAAACCACAAGCCATGCGATCATATCACGATGACTTGGTTATGTCTTTGGCTATTGCTTGCTGGGTTAGAGATACCGCACTTCAAGTAAACGAGCGAGATGTAGAATATAAAAAAGCAATATTAAATTCTATGTATCTAAACAAAACCACAATGAATACCGCCATTAAAGGTATGAATGGATATGGTTTAGATATAAAGGAAAAACAATTAGAAGCAAAACAACAAATGAAAGATTTCGTTTGGATTTTTAAAGGATAGAAAAAATGGCATCAAGAAACAATAATGGAAAAAACCCTTACAATGAAGAGTCTGGATTGTTTAAATCTTTAACTAGATTGTTTTCTGGCCCCCTGACACAAAGAAGAACACAATCGGGGCGTCAACTGCGTAGAAGGCACCTAGACATATATTCGTCTCAATTTAAATCCGCATCAGGACAACAATTTAAAAAGTCTGAATATAATCCAATGAATGTCACAACTTTAAACATGATTGCAAACCGAAATCGTGCTGAAAGATATGTTGATTTTGATCAAATGGAATACGAACCAATTATCGCTTCTGCTCTTGATATTTATGCTGATGAGATGACAACGCATTCGTCTCTACAACCAATGTTAAGAATCAAATGCCCAAATGAAGAAATTAAATCTATTTTACATTCTTTATATCACAATGTATTAAATATTGATCATAATCTTTTTGGTTGGTCTCGCACGATGTGCAAATATGGAGACTTCTTTTTATATCTGGACATCGATGATAAGCGAGGTATTACCACATGCATTGGATTACCACCACAAGAGATTGAGAGATTAGAAGGAAAAGACCCAACAAACCCAAATTATGTACAATTTCAGTGGAATAGTGCTGGAATGACATTAGAAAATTGGCAGCTTGCACATTTTAGAATACTTGGGAATGATAAATATGCCCCCTATGGCACTTCCGTTCTTGAACCGTCTCGACGAATTTGGAGACAACTAACTTTGCTTGAAGATGCTATGATGGCTTACCGTATTGTTAGAAGCCCAGAGCGAAGAGTTTTTAAAATTGATGTTGGAAATATCGCACCAAACGATGTAGAACAATATATGCAGAAAGTTATGACTCAAATGAAGAGACATCAGGTTGTCGATCCAAAAACAGGCCGAGTTGATCTTCGTTATAATCCTCTTTCAATTGAAGAAGATTATTTTATTCCTATTCGCGGTGGAACCTCTGGAACAGAAATTATAAATCTACCCGGTGGTCAGTTCACTGGAACTGTGGAGGATGTAAAATATTTAAGAGAAAAGCTATTTGCTGCTCTCAAAGTGCCGCAATCATATCTTGTAATGGGTGAGGGCGCACAAGAAGACAAAACAACTTTGGCTCAAAAAGATATTCGTTTCGCAAGAACAATTCAAAGATTACAAAGAGTTGTAATTGCAGAGCTTGAAAAAATTGGAATTATTCATCTTTTCACATTAGGTTTTCGTGGCGATGATCTTCTATCTTTTGATTTGGCTTTGAATAATCCTTCTAAAATTGCTGAACTTCAAGAACTTGAACACTGGAAAACTAAATTTGATGTCGCAGGCGCGGCTACCGAGGGTTTCTTTTCAATGCGTTGGATTGCTGAGCACATGTTTGGTGTTTCAGAAGATGAATTTATTAGAATGCAAAGAGAAATGTTTTACGATAGAAAGTTTATGGCTTCGCTTGAGGCTGCTGGTCAAGCTCCCGAAGGCGGTGGAGCCGGTGGGGGTGATCTTGACCTCGGTGGCGATGATGCCGGTGGGGGTGATCTTGACCTCGGTGGTGACGATGCAACTCCTGCTGAAACACCTGATCTTGGTGGCGATGATGCTGGTGCTGCTGCTGGTGGTGGCGAAGGAGATGACGATGTTCTTCTTGCTGCCCCCGGTAAACGAGACGACGATAAGTCAAGAGGCCCATATAAGAAACATCAATTAAAATATCGCAAAGGCGGCATGGCCAAACAAATGAAAAATCAAGCTACGGGTGAGTATGGAAACACCACCAGAAGTATATTTAAAGGCAAAACTGGTTTCGGTGGATTAGATTCATTAGCCAGAGGCATAACAGAAAATAAAACACTAGATAAAATAGAAGAAGAAAAACTATTTAATACATCAGCAGAAGTAAACAAACTTCTAGAAAGTTTAAAACATTTGGAGAACAAAGAGAATGAGAGTAAAACATAATAAGAAAAGAAACACCGCTTTTCTTTACGAATCATTAATTACAGAATTAACAAAAGCAATTGTCCGAGGACAAGAAGACAAAAAACAAAATGTCTTGGAGACCATTAAAAAATATTTTAATGCCGACTCTCCATTAAAGAAAGAATTGGAAATCTACAAATCTGTATTAGAGGCAGATAAGATGTCTCCAAATCTTTCTCAAAGGTTTTTATTTGAAGTCAAAAAAGATTTTAATAATCTTGATAAGAAAGAAATCTTCAACCAACAGACAGCTTTGATTAAAGAAATAAATGAGTCATATTCAAGTTCTGTTTTCTCAAACTTTATTTCAAACTATAAAAACATCGGATCTTTGTATCAGTATTTTAATTCAGAGGGTGCTAATGCTAAAACTCGTTTGATTTTGGAACAAAGAGTTGTTGGAATACTTGCTTCTACAAAGACAGAAGAAAAGCAAGAAATGAAACATATTGATAGTTTGGAGTATAAGACATTTGTTAATAAATTTAATGAAACTTATGATAATACCCTTCGCAAAGAACAAAAGGACCTGTTAACAAACTATATTACTTCCTTCTCAGACAATGGCCTTGGCCTTAAATCGTTTCTAAACGAAGAAGTGGCCCGACTCAAAGAGCAAGTTACAAAATGTTCCAAGACAGATAAAATTAAAAATAATAAAGAATTCTATGACAATACCCAAAGAGTTCTTGAAAAGCTTGAAAGTTATAAAAAAACTCCGATTACCGAAGAGTTGGTAAAAGAAGTGTTTTATATTCAAGATTTTGTTTCTGAGGTGCTCGAATAATGGCTATTAAAATAAACATTACTGAACCTGTTTCAGAACCAACCGAACCAGCTAACGAGACTGTTAATATTAAGATTGTAGATCCAAATAGACAGATGTTGGAATTTAAATTAAATATGCGAAGGGCTTTGAACGGTGATTTGATGATTTTTGATCACGCTGATATTGATATTGTCGTTATGCTTGAATCAAAGAAAATTATTGCTTTTGCAAAAGATTTAATGTCGGAAGTGGTATACGGAGCAGAGAGTCGTCTGTTTGATCATCTCAAGAAAAAGGGCATCGTTGCTTTTGACTCTATTCAAGGTGGTAATGTTTACGGCTCTCTTGAAGCGAAAATTCTGGACTCAACCGATCTTGATTCTGTAAAAGCTTCATTATATGAAATTAGCCAATGGATGGATGGTGAGCGACCATACTTTAAATCCATGGAGGCTTATGATGAAATGATGGATGATGCTTTACTAGATCCTGATAAAAAGGATTCAACTGAGCTTGGCGAGGTCCCACAAGAAGTAGAACAGGGCTCCATCAATCAAAGTGTTTTATTTTCGCCATATCTTTATGGCCGTTATATGTACGAGTAAAAAATGAACATTGACAACAGTAATATAAATATTAGAGACGACCTTAACATGATAGAGTTTGATATGGGAATGATTTGGTTTATTTTGGCCGCATATGGCCTAACACAGATTTTAGTTTATTCTAAAATTTTTGAAAAAATACGACCCAACCGAGACCAGTATGGTCTTTTTGGATACATGGCGAATTGTGCTATGTGTATGGGTTTTTGGGTAGGAATGTTTTTGTTTTTCATAAACGGATGGACAGAACTATTTACTTTCAAATACTCCATCGGAAACATGTTTATTTGTGGCTGGGTTTCTTCGGGAACCTCTTACATTTTATCCATGCTAATTAATGATGATGGTTTAAAAATTAACAATACAGGAGAGGACAAATGACTTGGACAACTAAATGGATGCTTCAGCCAGTTCGTCGTTGCTGCTCTGGATCCTAGCTCGAACGGGTTGCGCCCGTTTTTTATTTTTTTAAGGAATTATAATAATGAAGATTACAAAAGAAAGATTAGTACAAATTATCAAAGAAGAATTAAAAAATAATCAGATGGAAAGTGAGTTTCAGAAACCTCGTTACTCTTCCGATGATTATTGGAAAATGCAAAAAGTATTAAACGACAAATTTGGAACCACTTTTCAAAAAATTGATGGTCGTATGCAACGAGTTGAAACCCCTGCTTACCAAGAACTGATAAAAGACCTTGAAGAGCTTGGCCGACAAGATGTAATTGATCGGCTTCCTGTTCTAAGTTCAATTAGCATTTATATGGTGGCAGAAATAGCTCACTATGTCGAAACAAATGATATGGAAGCGTTAGATAAAATGGTCAACAAAGCCAAACGCCATGGTCAAGCTGTTGTTAGAAGTGGGCCGTTGGGAACATGAAAAAACTTTTAACAGAATTTTATGAATTATGTAAAGACGGTATCTGTCAAGACCTTTTAACCGAAAGAGAAAAACACGAAGTCGCTAACGGAGCACTTTATCTTTCCGGTCGCATTCAAACTTGCGAGAAGAAGAATGGTAATGGCCGAATATATCCTTGTAATGTTTTGAAAAGAGAAATACAAAAATATGAGAGTGTTGTAAAAGATAACAGAGCATTAGGAGAATTAGACCACCCAGATGATTCAGTTATTAATCTTCGTAATGTATCTCATCTAATTACCGATATTTGGTGGGATGGTAACGATGTTATTGGAAAGATTAAAATTTTGGACACACCATCAGGCAAAGTTGTAAAAGACCTTGTTAATTCTGGTGTTAAGCTTGGTATCTCATCAAGAGGTATGGGCTCTGTTCAAGAACAAATGGGCGCATCTATGGTTCAAGAAGATTTTGAACTAATTTGTTTTGATATTGTCTCCGAGCCATCAACACCAGATGCTTATATTTACCCCGATAGCAAATCAAAAAATATCACGGCTTCTATTTATGAGAAGAAAATAAATGAAAACAAAGCTGAGATTATTGGAGATTTGTTTAAAAAGATTTTAAAGGATTAAAAAATGAGTAAATATTCAAGTTTTAAGAAAGATAAATTAATTTTTGAGAATTGGAGAAAATATCTCTCTGAAGAAGCAGACCCTAGAAAGATGAGTGCCGATGACTTTCCAATGAAGTTAAGTGATGTTGGTGCTGAATATACACCTCAACAGGCAAAACAAATTGCGACAAGTGGGCTTAAAGATGGTGATAAAGGGGATGATCAAATATCTGCTTCAACGGCAAGCTTTCCGGTTAAAAATTTGAAACCATCTCAATCTTCAATGAATATTGGTAAGGCTGTGGCTTTTGCTATTGCTGCGATTTTAAAAAACAAGCCTTTTCCAAACGGACCCGGTGGTAATCTAGGGGCGATGATTGATAAAGATAGTCACATTATGGATGGGCACCATCGATGGATCGCAAGTGGAATGGTAAACCCAGACTCAGAGGTCGGAGGCTACCAAGTACAATTTCCCGCAGAAAAATTAATTCCAATTTTGAATATTCTTACACTTCATTTTACAAAAAGCGCAAAAGGTAAGCCCGGTGGTGGGAGCTTTGAGGCATTTAATGAAGCAGGCATTGGCAAGGTGTTACAAAAATATGCTAAAGAAGGAGTCTGGTCAGCCAATGAAGATCCAAAAATGGTAATGAAGGCACTAGAAGAATTCACGGGACAATCTGGTCAAGCTGCGATTTCTGCTGCTGCTAAAAAAATGGCTGATAATGTAAGTCAATTGACCCTCTCTGTTCCAGCAGGTTTCCCAGAAAGAGAAGATATGCCAATCATCAGTGCTAAGAAAGGACATTTGGATTTGGCAGTTAAACTATTAAACTCAGGCGCGATTGACGTAAATCCAAAATATGCTGGCAAATCTGGTGAACCCGGTGGGATTGTTCCTGATTCTGGTGGAATATATAAAAAAGGTGCTGACTCTGATGCTGGCTATGATGAAGAAGAAGCAAAACGTCAGAGAATGATGAGGAATCTTGAGGAAAATAAAAAACCCAAAAGAAGGAAAAAATGAACAAAAACGAATTGAAAAAGGTTCTCAAACCTTTGGTAAAGCAATGTATTAATGAGGTTCTTTTAGAAGAAGGTTTGTTATCAACCGTTATAGCGGAAGTTATGAAAGGCACAGGTGCTACTCGCATTGTTGAAACAATCCAGCCCGTTAAGCCAAAAATTGATAATACAGCCGCAAGAGAGAAAAAGAGAAAAGAATTATTAGAACAAAAGAGAAAACTTCTCGATGCAATCGGCACAGAATCATATAATGGTGTGAATTTGTTTGAAGGAACAACGCCAACTAAATCCGCCCCAGCACCCGGACAAACTCAACAACAAGGACCGTTAAGCGGTGTAGCACCAAATGATCCCGGTGTTGATATCAGTTCTTTGATGGGCTCGGCTCACAACTGGTCAAAGATGGTGGATAAATAAAATGGCTTGTAACTATAAAATTAAACCTCGAAAGAATGAAAACATTGAGAGAGTAATAAAAAGATTTAATAAAAAAGTTAAAAAATTGGGAATTATTGAAGAAGCTAAGGAGCGTCGTTATTATATTAAACCTTCTGAAAGAAGAAGAAAAGCTAAGAAACGAGCAGATGCAAGACGTCGAAAAGAGTTAGCAAAACAAAGGAAACGAACTAGTTAGTTTGAGTTGGAGTTTTTAAAAAATGTCAGAAAGCAATATCTATACAGCAGGTTTAAACAATGCAGGGTCTTACATAGTTAGTGGTGTGCCATGGATAACAGGTTCAACACCGGGTACATCTGCTTTGCCACAGGATCATGAAGTTAGGATTGAATTTCCATATGTAACTAAAAAAATTCACATACAAAACACAAGAGGTGGAGGTGGTGCAGCTTCTAAAAGATTGCGTGTTACGCTTATACCAACTGGTTCTGGCAATGTTGTGGGCGGTCTTCACTATTATGATATAGCGAATGTCTCTACCTTGGGACCAACAACACTTGATTTGAATGTAAAAGTAAAAGAAATATATTTATCATGTCCGGGCTCATCTGGTACGGCATACACAGTAGTCGCAGAATTGACAAGAATACCTGCTGAAAGAATGTTTGAACTAACCGGATCAGGAGTTAGCGAGTGAGTAATTTATATTATACTGCTGGCTTGCGAAGTGTTGGCTGTTATCAAGTTGCTGGCACTCCCTACATTACAGGTTCAAGCATAAACAATGGTGTTGAAGTTAAACTAGAATTTCCAAAAGTAACAAAGAGTGTTACTGTTCATGCACTTTCCTCATCGGATGGAACTGGTGTTGATGTTCATTTTAATTCTTTGTCTTCTGGTCGTGTTCTTGATGGGATTCACTACAAAAGGCTTGCTCACATGGAGAGCTTTACTTTCAATGTTAAATGTAAAGAAATTTACATTTCTAATCCTGCTTCTGGAACACAACCGTTGAGCTTTACAGTTGTTGCTGAATTAACTACTATTCCAACCGGTAGCATGTATGCTTTAACCGGCTCTGGGCTTACGGATTAAAGGAGGTTTTTGATGGCTAGATTTGGATGGGCACATATATCTAATGCTAAAAACCTTGGCAGTGGACCAAATGGAGCAGTGCAGTTTGCAACAGGCTCTGATGGAGAAATATCTGGAAGTAGCTCGTTTGTATATAATTATGCTAGTAATAATTTGGTTCTTAGTGGAAATATGGACATTAGTGGTACAATAACCGCTCATGTTTTTGATGTAAAGCAGACTACAAAAGAAGAGATTACCGTAAGTGGTAGTACAAACTTTGGTAATTCATCTGATGACACACACATTTTCACTGGTTCTGTTATTATTTCTGGTGCATTAAGGCAGAATTATTACGAATTAAAAAATACAACTTATTCTGTTGCTTCATATGATTCTATAATTGGTGTTTCATCGTCCGCGTATGTTTCAATAACGATACCCGCAGCTTCAGTGGCTGGCCCCGGAAGTATTCTAATTATTAAAGACGAGACAGTTGGAACACGCTCTGATGCTAATAGAATCGCAATCACGGCTTCTGGCGGTGATAAAATAGATCACCAATCAACATACTCACTTTCTGGTGATAACCCCGCATTGACTATTTATAGTAATGGTGTATCAAAATGGTTCATCTATTAATGTAGGGGAAGTCGTGAATGGGTTACAATGTTTTATCGGGCTCTGTCTCTAATATTTACAATATTAATGCCTCCGGAACTTTTACAGGCTCATTTGGCGGAGATGGTGCAAATTTAGAAAACGTAACTCAATTTACACTTTATGGTGATTCTGCTGGTGGGGTCATACCGTTTTATAAATCAATATCAGGTGAGACACATTTAGAAGGCGATTCCACCCTTACATTTAACCCAACCACCGATACTTTATCAATTTCTAGATTATCCGCCTCTTCCGGTATAAATTTATCAGGTATTTTAGCTGGTACTGCAACGACATCTAGATTTCTTGCATTGGATTCTAACAATAATATTGTTTTAACTTCGTCTGCCGCAGGAGGCTCTGATGATGAATTTTCTGCTGCTGGAAGTGGTATCGGTGCAAACGGTGTGTTTTTTGCAAGAACTGTCATTACAGCTAGTCGAGTGGTTCCAAAAGAAAGTTACTACATTGGCGTTTCTGCTTCTTCAAATGTCACTTTGACGTTACCATTAGCTAATACAACAACTGTCGGTCAAACATTTATAATTAAAGATGAAATGGGTGTTGCCAATACGCATGATATTATTATAGCAACAGCAGGTGGGCACACAATAGATGGCACCACAAGCGTTCAAATCGAAAGTCCATTTGGCGCAATCAACATCTACTCTAATGGTGCGAATAAATATTTCATTTATTAATTAAAAAAATATATTTTTTTGTTCTAAACGCTTTGCTGCTCCCTAGTTATGATGAGGGGATTGGTGTATCTTGCGTAGCTTGATATGCTTTACCTCATGCTATATTTAGGAGGATTTATATATGGCTTATAAATTTCAATTAGGGGCTGCTCGTTTGAGTGGTTCCTTGGTTCAAGAAGGACAAGCAGAAGTCGATGCGCTTACTGCTGATTCCTTGAATGTACAATCGGGTGGAATTACAAACGCTGGTTCTATTGCTGGTGCTACTTCCATCGACGGTTCTGGTGACCTTACAATGGGCACTATTACTATGACTGGTTTCACTGTCGATGCTGACGGTGATATGACTGCCAAGTCAATTGTCATCCCTGATGACGCGACTATTGGTGCCGTTGGCGACACTGATATGATTACATTAGATGCCGGTAATGATGTTACTTTTGCTTCTGATCTTAATGTTGTAATGGGCGATGGCAAATTAGTTCTTAATGCAACTGCTGTTACTTCAACTGCTGCTGAGTTAAACTTACTTGACGGTTCAGCCGCTGACACAATCGTTAACAGCAAAGCTGTTATTTACGGTTCAAGTGGTGAAGTTAATGCTTCTCAATTCGATTTAGGTGGCCAAACAGTCATTGATTCCGCTGGAACATTTCAAGGTAACAAAGGTGACTTTGGACAACTTTCTGCTTCCGTTGGTTTGCTTGTTTCTGGTTCCGGTGGTGCTTCTTTGATCACTAACGGTTCTGTTAGATTTGACGCTAACTTAGACGAGACTATTAGTCTTGCTAACGATGCTCTTTATTTTAAAGATCAAAACGACAATGGTAACTTGAAAGTCGATACTGTCGCTGACATTATGGCTCTTGTTGCTGGTAACGGTCTTGCTGCTGCTAGTGGTGTCTTGTCTGTCGGTGTTGATGACTCAACTATCGAACTTAACTCTGATGCTCTCAGAATTAAAAATACTGGTGTTACAGCCGCAAAATTAAATGATAATATCATTTCTGGTCAAGATGAATTGGCTCATGCTGATATCGTTGATGCTGATGAATTGATGATCTCCGATGGTGGAGTTATTAAAAGAGTTGGTGTTGATAGTATTCGTGACCACTTCTTTGGTGTTGTTTCTGGTGATGCTACTGTCGCTGATGGTGGTGCTTTAACAATTGCTGCTGATGCTGTTGAGAGCGGAATGCTTAATGACAATATTATTTCTGGCCAAACTGCACTTACTACTGGCTTGGCTCTTACTGACGAATTCTTAGTTTCTGACGCTGGAAGCATCAAGAGAATGGATGTTTCTGTTCTCGCTGAAGCAATTGATGGTGCTGGTCTTTCCAACAACGCTGGTCTTCTTGATGTTGACGCTGCTCAAACTGGTATTAGCTCTATTTTGCACAACGATCTTAAACTTGGTCGCGCTGATGGTAACGATGCTATTGACTTCGGTACTGATGATCAAATTGATTTCTTTATCGATGGTACTACTGCTGCTGATCTTGAGATGAGAATTGCTTCTGGTTCTGTTACAGTTTATGGTAACTTGAATGTTCAAGGTACAACAACAACAATTGACTCTGCAAATATTTTAGTTACAGGATCAATTTCTTTTGAAGGTGCTACCGCCAATGATTTCGAGACCACCTTGGGTGTTATCGATCCTACTGCCGATAGAGCTATTAATCTTGCAAACGTTGCTGGTACTTTGATTCCTTTCGCTGCTGCTTCAACAACTGCTATTTCTGCAACACCAGCCGAAGTCAACTTGCTTGATGGTGACACCTCTGTTGGTGGCTCAATCACTCTTGCTGCTGGCGATGGCTTTATTGTTAATGATAATGGCACAATGAAGACAATCCCTGCTTCTGACATTAAGACTTTTGTTGGTAGTGGTGTCTCACCAGTTACACCTATTGATAATGGTGAAACTCTCGCAGTTGGTGTTAACTACTTTGATAATGCTCATGGTGGTGCTGAATCAGTAAACCTTCCAGCTTCTGCTGGCTTGTCTGCTGGTGAATCTATTAAGATTAAGGTTTCTTCTGATTGTAGTTCAACAAATTCAGTAACTATCAACCGCGCTGGTTCTCAGACAATTGATGGTGCAACTTCAATTGTTCTTGAATCACCAAATGCTGCTGTCGAATTGGTATATGTTGCTGCCGATTTGTTTAAGATCTTCTAAGTCGAACTTTATGTTTGCCTTATTGGCTTATTTGCTTGGGGAGGGGGTTTCCCCTCCCCTTTTTTATTCGGAGGAAAGATAAAAAATGGCTTATAAATACCAACTAGGAGAATCCACAATGAGCGGCTCGCTCACACAAGAGGGTGATGTCGATCTTTCTGGTTCTGTTAATATTGCACTTCCCGGTCAAGCTGCCGCTGTTCGTGGTGGCCTGACTGTGGTCGAGGACTCTTTATTCAGTTCTATGTTGCAAGTTGATGGAACGCTTGATTGTAATAGTACATCTGATTTTCAAGGTAATGCTAATTTTCAAGCAAAAGTAACTTTCAATGGCGCACAGGTTGGAAATGTAACTTCTGTTACTTCTGCGACCTATACTATTGTTGCCACAGATTATTTTGTTGCTGCTAATTCTACTAGTAATACAATTACTATCACTTTACCGGCTGCTAGCAGCCATAGTGGAAGAGTTTTGAAAATTAAAGATGTTGGAGGTAATGCAGCCAACAACAATATTACTATTGATGGAAATAGTTCTGAATTAATTGATGATCATCAATCTATCGTTCTTGAGTCGCCTCATGCTGGTGTTACATTGGTTTGTAACGGCACATCGTGGTTTGTCCTATAAAAAACTTATTTGTTTTTGGGGGGTTTAGGCCCCCCTTTTTTATATCTTTTCGAGAACAAGAAAAACAATTTTATAAAAACTATTTATAAACAACTCTAAGCTGTTGTTCAAAAGGAGGACGAATATGGCTATTACAGATGCAAATGGGGATACTATAAATCCTAATGGTGGTTGGAGAATATTAGCAAATTCAACCGCAAGAAAAACAATTAATTTAGGAACCGCACCCGATGCTGGTGTTGTATGGACAGTCACCGATACCGTTGGAGATGCTGGTTCTAATAATATTACAATTAATGCTACTGGTGGCCAAACCATCGGTGGAAGTGCAAGTTTGACTATTAGCACAAACAATGGTCGTGTTTCTTTGAAATCAACCGGAAGCGGATGGACCGTCTTATCGAATTCAGTTGATGCTAACCCCGGTGGTGGTGGAAGCAGCAGCGGAAGTTTAAGTGTTCAATCGCAGAAAACCGGCAATTACACAGCATCTGCTGGTGAAGTTGTTTTGGTTAATTTGGTTACTGCTGGTGCCAATGTTACTGTGACATTGCCTGCTGCTTCAGCAGATGCCGAAGTGGTTATAAAGATCGCTGGTGCGGCAAATGGATATATTGTCACAGTAGATGGTAACGGATCAGAAACAATTGATGGCTCGACAACAAGAACAATGGATTCGGATAACGAAATAATGCATGTCGTCTCTGACGGCTCTAACTGGTGGAGGATAGCATAATGTCAGTAATGAAAGAAAATTTTTTAAAAAATGCACACGACACAACATTTGGCCCAACAGGGTTATATAACTTTGTTAAAGATAGTGAACTTGTTGACTCTTCCGGTAACGGTTCAGCAAAAAACTTAACACAAGACGATGCTCCGACTGATGATGTAGATTTTATCCCCGGACAAGCAGAAGGTTTGTCTCATTTTTCTTATTATCGAAATAGCAATACTGATTTTAAGTATACGGGAGCAATGTCTTTTTGTTGTCTATTTTATACCCCTCAAGCGGCATCAGATGCCACCACACCACAGCATTATTTTTGCAAGTTCGATGGTGAGAGTGCAGTAGGAGCGGCTTTATATGGGCTTCAAATTACACCAACTGGTGCGGGTTATTCGGGAGTGCCCGAAATTCGTTATTTTCATGAATCGGAAGCAGGCACTGCTTTCGGATTAGCTACAGGTAAATTAATACCGACGAATCATGAATGGCATCATGTGGCTTTTACCAGAGATTCAAATGGTACGGGTGTAAAAATATATCTTGACGGTGCAGAAGTTGCCTCTGGAACAGCCGGATTCGCACCGGGATCGGCTGTAATGCAAAATTCTGGCTATTTTATGTTGGGTAATATATATAATTTTCCCAATGTTCAAAATACAATTTATGTCCAATCATCTTGTGCGATCTACGACAAAGAACTCACAGCAAATCAAATAAAGTATCTTGCGAGAAAAACGCTTGGATACGATAAAGTAAGATAAACAAAGGAGAAAAGTTATGGGCGTAATGAAAGAAAATCTTTTTACCAATCCACATGATACGACATTTAGTCCCACAGGGTTATATAATTTTGTAAGTGGAAACATAGGTGCTGACTCGTCAGGAAACGATCCAGCAAAAAATCTAACAGAGGCAGAATTAGATTCTGGTGACCCTACCGATGATATAGATTTTATTGGTGGAAGTGCAGAGGGTTTATCACACTTTACTCTTTACAGAAATGATAGTTCTGATTTTAATTATACAGGGTCTATGACTTATTGTTGTCTTATGTATACAACAGCCTCTATTGCAGACAGTCCAAATGCACATGCTGTTTTGGGTATTTGTCGCGGTGGTGCAAACGGTAATAGTTTTAGTGAAGCAAATGACCAAAGATGGGCCTTGCAGCTTAACAATCAAGGGCACATTCGTTATGCCCATATACACAATATGGATCAAGGATCTGGCAATCACACTTTACATCTTGCGACCTCAGATAAAAAGGTAAGAGAACATCATACTTGGAATCATGTTGCTTTTACTAGAGATTCACTTGGTACTTTAGTAAAAATTTATTTTAATGGAGAAGAGTTGACCTTGAATCTTCAAAAATATGTTGGCGGTGCGTATCATAGCCTCACTGGTTCTAGGCTTGAACATGCCCCAGAAACCACAGGCACGGCATATTTTGCTGTTGGAGATATTTATAATTATCGTAGAAGCCTTACCAATACGGTTTCTATTGCATCCTGTGCTATTTATGATCAAGAACTAACAGCAAACCAAATCAAATATCTTGCGAAAAAAACACTGGGTTATCGAAGAGTAAAATAATGTCATATAAATATTCAAGCGGCTATCAAGTAATAGGCGATCTTTCTGGTTCAGATGACGCCAATAGGAATACTGGTATTGATTTTGAAGAAGATGCAATTTACTTAGTAACAAACGGAAACGAAAGATTTAGAGTTTCTGGGTCTAATGGTGCTATTACATTTAATGGTGCTTACACATTTCCAGTTACCGATGGGCAGAATAATCAAGTTCTCCAAACAAACGGAAGTGGGCAACTATCTTTTGCTAATGCTTCCGGTGGAGGAGGCGGTGGTGGAAGCAGCTTAACCGTTGTTTCACCAAAGACAGGAAACTATACTGCTTCCAATAATGAAGTTGTACCTGTTAATCTTATTGGAGCATCAGGCGATGTTACAATCACTTTACCTGCTGCTTCCTCAAATGCCCAAGTGGTTGTAAAGATATCAGGAAATGCCGAAGGTAAAATAGTCACAGTTGATGGTAATGGTTCTCAAACAATTGATGGTTCCACCACAAGAACAATGGACTCGGATAATGAAAGTATGTTCTTAATCTCCGATGGGTCGAACTGGTTGAGAATATCTTAAACATCCGAGAACTATAAATAAATAAACTATTTAATCTTAAATAAGAGGTTTTGTAATGTCGTATAATATATTAAGCGGAAGTGTTAACTTTGAAGGAGCCGGTCAGGGCTCAATAGAGGACATTGTTGATAAACATTCTGTTCAGACAATAACTGGTCAAAAAACATTTTCTAATTTATCATCTTCAGCTGATGTAAGTGTTGTTGGTAATCTCAGTGCCTCTATTAATATATCTGCATCAGCTTTTTATGCAAATGGTGTTTTAGTAGATCCTGCTGGTGGAGGCGGCATATCATTTGATGGTAGTACCGCTAACGGTGTTTTAACATTTAAAGACTCTGATGAAGCAACTGTTGAATCTAAATTAACTTTTAACGGTACTGTTTTAGATTTTACCGATACTTCAATTTCGGGTTCTGGTAATATTTCTGGATCTCAGTTCTATGGCTCTTGGGCCGGTTCAAATATTCTTGGATCACAGGTTCAAAAAGCATCTGCTGGCGGTATAGGAGACAGTGGCGGCTTAACATTAACGACCACTGGACTTGCATCGCAAGCCACACCTGCTGGCACTGTAAGTCTTTTTGTCGATGAATCGGGCACAATTAAAAAATCTACCATAGCACAAATACTAACCAATCAATCAATAACAGATGCATCTGCTCTTGGGAACACTGGTAGAGTTTTGCTTGACGGTGGTGTTGGAACAATTTCATCAAATGGTGATTTATCGTTGACCACATCTCCTACAAGATTGACAGTTAATGGAGAAATAAGTGCATCAAGCAATGTAAATGTCGGAGGAATATTAAGGGCAGATAGTCATATTAGTGCCTCAGAGATAACAGTGGCCAACAATATCAGACACGAAGGAGATGAAGATACATATATTTCTTTTGCCAATAATAGTATAAATCTTATCTTGGCTAATGGTGCCCATGTAATGTTGAACGGAAATACCGACCAAACAACAGTTACAAATTCAGATTTTAGAGTGAATGCAGTCCGTCCAGATTTAAGAATTATAAATTCAACAGGTCATGTTGGCGTTGGTACAGAAATACCAACAGTGCCTCTTGAAGTTTCATCTTCTACATTAGCCCAACTTAAATTGACAAACACAACCGCTAAGGCTGCTGAATTTACTGTTGCCGCGAATGGTGATTTAACAATTACCCCAACAGGCTCTACAACAATTGCATCTTCGCTTACTGTCAATGGTAACGCATCATTTGGTTCCGACTCTGCTGCCACTTTCACGTTGCTTGGGTCATCTGTGACCTGCAACAATGGTCTTAATTTTGATTCCAATACGTTTTTTATTAGTGCTTCTAACGATAGGGTTGGTGTTGGAACAAATACCCCTATTGCCAAATTAGATGTTAGTGGTGCAATTGCTATTACTGCTGAATCGGTAACACCAAATCAACCGCTCGATGGACAAGGGTTTATTTATTCAAAAAATGATGGCAATTTATATTGGAGGTCATTTGACAAAGCAGAAACAAGCTTAACAACATCTGGCACAACAACTATTAAAACTGCTTTTCTTTCATCGGCTCCAACATTTTCTGGTGGAGATACAAATGAATTCTTTATTAAGTGGTCTGACGGCACAACAGTTAGCCAACCTGATTTGAGATCAAATAATCAATATTTTCTTTTTACGGGTGGGGGTTTCTTATCAAAAGTTACCGCATTTGGGTCCAGCACCACGGACACATCAGATTCCAACCCTTTCACAAATGATTTAAGAGTCAAAGTGTATGTGTGGGATGCAAACGATACAAGCGATTTGGCCGAATCAGGTGGGTTTGCAAGCGGATATGTCCCAGTTGCTTCGGTATCTGGTTCTGCTACTGATATAAAAACAACTGATTCCGGTGGAACGAACAAATACCACAGAGCAGCATATAGTATAAATGTAAATCATCAGATCTCTGCAAGTGTTGGTATAGCGGTTTCTGTCCAAGGTGTAGATGCTGGTAATAACAACAGTAAAGGATTTAATGCTTTGAATCTTTCGTTTCACTTTACAGACATTTAGACCAAAAACAAACTCAATCACTGTTATACTTTGTATATTGGACTTTTCTTCTTTAAAACACTATTTATTCTTGTTAATAGTATCTTAGGAGTTTATTTTAATGTCTTCAATGTTAGAGCAAGCAATTGTGGATGCCGCAGCCCTTCGCGAAGCAGCCCTTAAAAACGCAGAACAATCAGTTATTGAGAAGTATGCACCAGAAATTAAAGCAGCAGTTAATTCGCTGTTAGAGAACGATAACGTAATAACGGAACAAGAAATGGGCATGGAAGCAGCCCCTGCATCCGCTATTGAAGCACCATTTGCAGTTGCTGATCAATCACCCGGACAAGAAGTTGAAATGGGAATTGAGTTTACTTTTGATGCAAAAGACTTCCTTGATCTTGGGGATCTAAAACAACAAGCAGCCCAAGAAGAAGACCAACAAGCCGTTGAGGCCGATCAGGAAACAACAGAAGATGTTATGGCTGATTTGGGTCTCGATGATGCTGCCGAAGAAGAACCAACAGAAGATGATGACACTGCTGCAATTCAAGAGATACTAGATATGTTGTCTGAAGATGCAGACGAACAGGTCTTAGAAGAAGAGTTGGTTGTTGATATGGGTCATGTAAAAGATGGAACTTTCCAAACAAACGCTGGCCGTTTAAAATATGAAGAAGAAATGGAATTGGCCAAGACTGAATCAACTAAATACAAAGAAGAAAACGAAGCTCTTGAAAAGAAAATAGAAGATATGAAAGAATCTATTGAATCTTACAAGACAAAAAATAAAGAATTATACTCTGCTGTAAAGCAGTTAAATAATAAGTTAGAAGAGTCAATGTTATCAAACGCAAAATTGATTTATTCTAACAGAATATTAGGCGATGCCTCCTTGAATGAGCGACAAAAAGATAAAATTGTTGAAGCCATCGCTAACGCAAAAACCAAAGATGAAGCAAAGGCACTTTGTGAAACTCTTAAAGCTACAGTGGGAACCACTAAAAATGATGGTCCAAAATCACTTAGCGAGTCTGTTAACAGAAAGTCTAATTTATCTAATATTTTGCAAAGATCAAAAAGAAATATCAACGAGACACAAGAACATTCCTTCTCTGAAAGAATGAGAAAACTCGCTGGTCTTTCTTAGACATTATAAGGAGGTTATAAAATGTCTATTCTAGAAACACTTACAGAAGGCATTGTAAACCGTGATATGGCCAAAGAAGGGGAAGCTCTTCTTAACAAGTGGTCACAAACAGGTTTACTTGAAGGTCTTCAAACTGAAAGAGATAAGCACTCAATGGCTCGTCTCTTAGAAAACCAAGCAAAAGAACTTCTTCGTGAAAGTTCTACAATGGGTGCTGGCGATGTTCAAGGTTTCGCTGCTGTTGCATTCCCAATCGTTCGTCGTGTATTCGCTGGACTTATTGCTAACGACCTTGTTAGCGTTCAACCAATGAGTTTGCCATCTGGCCTCATTTTCTTCCTTGATTTCGTTCACTCGCCAAATGCTGGTGGCGGAAACGGTGTATTCCCTCGTATGGGTAATGCATCTGATAAATCAATCTATGGTACAAACCAAGTTGGCTCCGAAGTCATTAATGGTGTTGACCTTATCGATGCTGCTACCAAAGGCGGCTTTGGTGGTCCACTTCGTGATGGTGCTGTCGGTTATGCGTATGGATCTCCAAGCGGATCTAACGTTGATACTGTTGCCAACGACACCAGTAATGCTGTTTTGAGAACATTCATGCTCAATGGTGCTGTTGCAGAGTCCGACAAGAAGCTTATTCAGTATGATCCTGATTTGCTTTCACAGACAGATGGGACTCGCGGTGTTCTTGCATTGGACGTAGCAAAAGCAGACTTGGAATCTATTTCTGGTGCTGCTGATGCTGATTTTAACAATGTCACACCATTTCAGATCGATCCTCTTACTGTTGATGCTAGTACATCAGCCCCAGCAAAGGCTTTTGTTGATGCACTTGTTAATCATAGCGGTATCACCAGTGGTACTTTAGCAGCCGCAGATTTGACACAAATTCGTCGTCTTACAAAGGCTCTTAAAAACGCAGACAGCCAATTGGCTAATGATGGTGGCGATGCTGTACGCTTTATTATATCTGGTCCATCTGCTATCGTTGGAGCTTCTGCTGCCACTGCCGTTGGTACAACTCTTCCAATCGGATCTTTCAGCTTCCCAATTATTGACAAGTTGAATGCTGGCTCTACTCTCGGTTCTATCGGATCCGCTAGTGACAACTATTCACTTGAAGGAAACCCTGATATCCCTGAGATCGACATCAAGGTTGACAGTACAGCTATTACAGCACAAACCAAGAAGTTGAAGGCCAAGTGGTCACCAGAATTGGGTCAAGACTTGAATGCATACCATAACTTGGATGCTGAAGTTGAATTGACTTCTATTCTTTCAGAGCAAGTTGCTTTGGAAATTGATCGCGAAATCCTTGCTGACCTTGTTAATGGCGCAACCGCTGCCACTTATTACTGGTCACGCTCACCGGGCCTCTTCGTTAATCGTGAGACCGGTGCTGAATTGGGTGCAACTTCTGCTGCTCCTGACTTCACAGGTACTGTTAGCGAATGGTACGAGACTTTGATTGAAACCATCAATGATGTTTCTGCTCAAATTCATCGTAAGACACTTCGTGGCGGAGCTAACTATGTTGTTTGCTCACCAGAAGTTGCTAACATTCTTGAGTTCACCTCTGGCTTCCGTGCCAACGTCACTGCTGATGCAGACAAAGGCGTTATCGGTGCTCAAAACGTTGGTTCATTGAGCCGCAAGTTTGACGTTATCGTTGATCCTTATTTCCCACGTCAAGTCATTCTTGTTGGACGTAAGGGTAACTCATTCCTCGAAAGTGGATATGTGTATGCTCCTTATGTACCACTCCAAGTAACACCTACTATCTTCGGTGTCGAGGACTTCGTTCCTCGTAAGGGGGTCATGACCCGCTACGCCAAGAAGATGGTCCGTCCAGATATGTATGGATTGGTTATTTGTCGTGGCTTGCTTGGCGAGTCCGGTTCCTAGAAATTAATTTAGGAATTATAAGAGCCCTCGATGATTTATTCATCGGGGGTTTTCTTTTTTAAACTACTATTTATTATTGATTGTGAACACCACAAATACATTTTAGGAGATATAAGATATGTCAAGAGTTGCAAGAAGTGCAAGAGTCGCAAGCCGCCAACGGCCAGAGATCATCACAACGGATAAAACTATTCAAGCCGCAGAAACTGGTGAACTTTACCTCATTAATCACAATGCTGGATCGACAATCACTCTTACGTTGCCACCTGTTCAAGACGGAGCTTACTTTAGATTTCAATTTATGACTGCAATGAATGCGGTTGATGCTAAGGTTAATATTGTAACAGCAAATGGTGCTGGAACTATAAAAGGTACAGTATTAAATTTCATATATCAAGCCTCTAGCGTAGATGCTGATGTCGCCACTAATAAAGACAATACCTCTTTGCTTCTTTGTTATAGTGGAAGTCTTACTGGACAGCCAGCCAATACAATTCATGTTGGAACATATTTAGACCTTCATTGCGATGGCACAAACTGGCAAGCTTCTGGGAAAACTATTGCTTCACATCTTTCTGCTTCCGTATTCCACATTGGTGCGTAATGCAGATAATAAAAAGCCCTAGTTTTTTTCTTTTTTCATTCGAAAACACTACTTACAAAGGACAAGGCAGAACAAGCCCACACACATTTTATTGATATTTTTAAGGAGAACACATTATGTCAAGAGTTGCAAGAAGCGCAAGAGTCGCAAGCCGACAAAGAGCAGAAATTATTACAGGTGCTAAAACTATTCAAGCCGCAGAAACTGGTGAACTTTTCTTTTTTAATTATAATGCCGGTGCCGCAATTGAAGTAACTCTTCCTCCTGTTCAAGAGGGAGCATATTTTAGGTTTCAATTCATGGCTCAAATGAGCGACAACGACGCACAGATTGATATTGTAGCCTCTGGAAGTGATACAATTAAAGGCACTCTTGTGAATCTTATTTACGCTGGTTCTTCAGTTAATACCTCAATTGGAACCAATAAAGACGATGGAACTGATACAAAGGTTAGACTTACTGACGATATCCATGTGGGATCATATGTTGAACTTTATTGCGATGGTACAAACTGGCAAGCTACTGGTGTCATTATCGGCAGTGGTCGTGATGTTGGTGTCTTCGCCTAATAGGAACTATTTTCACTTATTAAGACTAAGCTCACTTCGGTGGGCTTTTTCTATTTGAGACTAATTATTTTATATTTAAGGAGAATATTATGGGTAGAAGATCCAAAAGAAAAAAGTTAATTCTTAGAAAATTAAATGCTGGACAAGAAGTCCCAGATCAAGAGCTTATTAGAAACGGCCTTGGTAGAATCGTAGAAGAAAACTCCATAAGAATTCAAAAATTAAAAGAAGCACAAGAAGCAGAAGAAAGAGCAGCTAAACTTAAAGCTGAAGCAGAAGCTGCTGAACTCAGAGCAAAAGAAGAAGCTGAACTAAAAGCAAAGAAAGAAGCCGAAGCAAAAGCAAAAAAAGAAACCCCAGCTAAAAAAACTCCCCGTAAAAGAGCACCAAAGAGAACTACAAAGAAGAGTTAGAAGCTTTCCCATTCTGGAAACTATTTAATCTTGATTGGGGGATTTATGTATGTCAATACCAACTTTAACACCGGCTTCAACTAAGAGCGCAATTGTATTACCAGAAACAGGCAGTACATCAAATGTTGTTGCTGGGCTTCCACTTGGGGTTTATTCTGGATCAGTTCAATTTATAACTGGCGCAGCCAAACAAGTTAATTTGACTTATAAAAAACTTGGTGGAGATGTCTTAGATATTGAGTTGACAGAGCAGAATGTATATGCAAACTATGAAGAAGCCGTATTGGAATATTCTTATCTGGTAAATATACATCAATCTAAAAACACTCTAGGATCAATGCTAGGGGCCCAAACAGCGAGTTTCGACCATAAAGGCGAGGCTACTAGTGGCCCGGAAGATATAGCACTTAAATACCCAAGATTCTCCTTTGAAGCGGCATTTCGTATCGCAGAGGCTTACTCTACGGAAGCAGTGGTTGGCGGAAGACAAACAATATACTCAGGTTCCATAACAACTGTATCTGATAAGCAAGATTATGACTTACAAAACATTGTATCTTCATCAGCAGCCACAGACACCAATGTACCATATTATGGAAAAGTTGGTAATAAGAGAATAAAAATTCATCAAGTATATTATGTAACACCTCGACAAATGTGGAGATTTTATGGCTATTATGGTGGATTAAATGTTGTCGGTGATTTTCACAATTATGGACAATATGCCGATGATTCAAACTTTCAAGTGATTCCCGTCTGGCAGAATAAAATACAAGCCATACAATATGAGGATCATCTTTATACAAGAACATCCCACTATTCTTATGAAATCATTAATAATCAGCTAAGACTGTATCCAACACCAGATGATGTTTCACCGGAGAAGTTTTGGTTTAGATTTTCTGTTGATGATGGTAATCAACCTTGGGAAGATGATTATGAGTCTGGACAAAACGGAATTAACAACATGAACACGCTTCCGTTTGAGAACTTACCTTACGAAAACATTAACTCAATTGGTAAACAATGGATCCGTAGATTTGCTCTTGCTTTATCCAAGGAGACGTTAGGACAAATTAGAGGAAAATTTGGAGGCTCTATACCAATCCCCGGAGACAACATAAGTTTAAATGCCTCTGACTTGTTGTCTCAAGCCAAAGATGAACAAAATGCCTTAAGGGAAGAGCTAAAAACTCAGTTGGATGAAATGACTTATCCAAAACTACTTGCTACTGACTCTGAGATGACGAATAATGCACAGAATGTTGTTGGGAAGACACCGTTAAAGATTTTTGTAGGGTAATTAAATGTCGGACAAATGGAAAAAATCAGCACAACCGCCTCCTCCAATGTTTTTAGGAGAGAAAGAAAGAGATCTTGTTAAACAAGTAAACGATGAGATTATTGAAAGAGTTATCGGACAACAGATTCTGTACTTTCCAATTGATATAGATCATACAAACTATCATCCACTTTATGGCGAGGCCATAGAAAAAACTTTTTTACCACCTATAAGAGTGTTTGCACTTGTTGAGTATGGTGGAGAGGAAACAAACTTTTTATCAAATATCGCAGTCGATACAATGGAAAAGATAACTGTTAAATTTCATAGAAGAAGATTAACAGAGGACCAAGACCTAGAGGTCAGAGTTGGTGATTTTGTTAGATATGGCGATATTTACTATGAAATCATGAAAAAATCGGAACCCAAGCATCTTTTTGGACAACCGGAACATGAATTTGAAACAATCGCAGAGTGTATAAGAGCGAGAGACGGAGTATTCAATGCCAGTTAAAGAGATAGTTTTTGAGCCCTCTACAATAGAGACAATAGACACTGGATTGTATGATTGGGTTGATAATACGCTTGCTCTTCACACCACAACAAACAGTGGATGGAAGAAAGTTCCAGTTATTTGGCTTGGCGCAGAGAGATCGTTTCAAGTTAAAAAAGACCAACTTTTAAGAGACGATGACGACAGATTAAAACTCCCCATAATTTCGGTGACTAGAGAATCTATCTCAAAAGACCCAACTTTTAAGGGAAGATTTCAAGCTCATTATGATCAAAAGAGTGACTATAAAGGCGGTGCAGTTACAATAACACGCAGAATACAACAAGATAAAACCAGAAATTTTACAAATGCAGATTTGGCGAGATTATTAAAAGATAGTAGAGAAACTGGGCCACAATTAAACAATAAAGGTAAAATTGTTTATCAAGAAATAACAATCCCAGTGCCCTCATATGTCACTGTTATGTACAATATCATCCTTAGAACAGAGTATCAGCAGCAAATGAACGACCTAGTTGCCCCTTTTATCGCTAAAACGGGAAATATAAATGGCTTTTTCTTTGAACAAGAGGGGTATAAATATGAAGGGTTCATTCAGCCAGATTTTACTGAAGTTAAAAATGTTAAGGATTTGGGCGACGACGAGCGAATGTTTGAAACAATTGTGTCCATAAAAGTGCTTGGATATTTAATTGGAGAAGGCAAAAATCAAGAGCGTCCTAAAGTGACTATCAGAGAGAACTATGTTAAAATTCGGGTATCTAGAGAGCGCGTCATTGCTGGAGACAAGGTTCCATGGAAAGAAAAAGACAACGATTACAGAGAATAGGTTTTTAGATTAAAACAATACTATTTACTGTCAGTTAATTATTAAAAGGAGAGTATTTTAATGCCTAGAAAGTTTGATTTTGTTTCACCCGGAGTTCAGATCACAGAAGTTGATCAGAGCCAAATTGAGACCCCATTAGCAGAAGAAGATGGCTTGTTGGTCATCGGTACAGCACAAACCGGCCCTGCCCTTAAACCAATTAAAATTAAAAGTTTAGACAATTTTCTTGATATCTTTGGAAAGCCGATAAGCGGCAAAGGTACAGTTAATGATGATGTTTGGCGTGACGGCAATAATCAAAATCCGTCATATGCTATGTACGCAGCACAGGCTTGGCTTGCATCAGAAACCACTCCTCTTACTTTTGTTCGCTTGCTTGGAGAAGATCATCCAAGTAGCACTGGTGTAAAAGCTGGTTGGAATCTTGGTGGTGCTGTTCTTAGCGGTCAGCCAAATGCATCTGTAAGTGCTTATGGTCTTTTCTTGGTGCCTTCTGCCTCTGCTACTGCAAACCCCACCGGAACACTTGCTGCTGTATTTTATACAAGCGGATCCACCATAACCTTGAGTGGTACGATAGCGGAACGCCCATCACTAACAACTTCTTCGGCTGGTACTCTGATCAAATCAATATCGTCCGGTCAAGCCGCAACATTCCAAATTGATATTTCTGATAGCACAGCACAACTTCCGGGTGCCTCTTATGCACCAGCAGAATCACTTATCGTTCATTTAAATCCTGACGAGAAAACAAGTTATATTAGAAATGTTGCCAATACAAACCCACATAAATTATTTGCAACAAATGCACCATCTGCACAAGTAAAGAAATATTTCCTTGGAGAAACATACGAAGAAGCTGTAAAGCGTTTAGTAACAGATGTATCATCTTCTGCTGGAAACCAATATGGTATAATTTTGCCTCTTGCATCGGGCTCTACTGCTGCAAACAATCTTGTAAATCATTTGGGAGCAGCAAGAATTTCAAGATCGGGATATGTTATTAATCGTAACCCAAGCCCAAAAGCAAACAAAGCAAGCTTCCAAGCAGATGCAATGAAAAAGCTTTTCCGATTCGCATCTTTAAGCGAAGGAAGCTGGTTTGAAAGAAACTATTACATTGTTGTTTCTGACTTGCAGTTGGGATCAGTACAAAATCCGAACTCTTCTTTCTCTGTTAGTATTCGTAATAAAGCTGGAGACGCTGTAGAACAATTTTCAAACTTAAATCTTGACGAATCTTCAGAAAACTTTATTGGAAAAAGAATCGGAGATATGTTCCAGACTTGGGACACCGCTAAAAAACGTTATGAATTATTTGGACAATATCCTAATAATTCAAGCTACATTCGTGTAGAAATGGCCCCAGATTGGGAAGCTGGTATTGATGATGCTTATATGCTTCCATTTGGGTTTTTCGGCCCTGTGCATCCTCAGTCGTTTACAGTATCTTATGGATCATCAGGCCCTCAAGTTCTTGGCGATGGCGTAAACGACCCCGGTTCTAGATCTAATAGAAGCATTACATATGGCGGTGCAATGTCAAACAATGATGATCTTATTTTTACCCACCCAACTGACGGCGTTTTTACAATTAACTTTAAAAACGGTTCAGGTGGGCCACCAACCACCTTCAGCGCAACCAACGAAGCTGAAATAAAGCTCACCACAACCGACAATGCAGCTAAAACAGCCGCCGCTGTCTCCACTTTGCTTAATAGCTTAACAGATTATTCAGCATCTCAAGATGGGAATGATGTGAGGATCACCGCATCTCTTAATGGTCCTCATTTTAATGTTCTCTTGTCTGAAAATGCTGGGGCGCAGCAAACAATCAGTGCTCTTGTAGCTGGTACAGATACAGACAATATGGTTCATCCTTATGTTAGGGGTAACAAAACAATGGCTTATGCTGGTGGAGATGACGATGTTTTCGCAATTTTACCACAAAACTACACAGCATCATTTTCTTTCCCAAGATTAAAGCTCACAGAACAAAATACTTCAAGGAATGGTATAAACTACAACGGAAAAGATTTATTTGGCTTAAATCATAAATTCGCCACCGACAACGTTAGGGGTGTGCTTAGTGATAGAAGCTATATCGACCTGCTTCGTTTTCAAGGTGGAGGGATCAATCTTGATACTGTATCTGATGGAACTCAACACTCATTTGTTTTCTCAATGGATGAAATTCGTGAGTCTAGTGGTAGATTTTACTGGGAATCTGGTTCTGCACCGGGTGGAAATGCATTTACATCAACGCAAGGAACAAATGCTCTTTTAACAAGTAGCGTTAGACAGTTCGCTCTTCCAATGTTTGGAGGATCAGATGGAGTCGATATTACTCAAATTTCACCTTTCTCTTCAAAGACGATTTTAGATAATTACGCAGAAACAACTCACTACGCAAACTATTCAGTTCAAAAAGCAATTGAATCTATTTCAGACTCTGAAGTTGTTAAGTTTGATGTCTTAGCTATGCCCGGCCTGACCAACACGGCATTAAGCAACGAAATCATTGCTACTGTTGAAGATCGTGGAGATGCATTAGCGATTATCGATCTTGATGATCAATATAAAGAAACATATGAAAATTCTGGTACAAGAACCGGTGGTGGAATTGATGATGTTAAAGCTACCGCTGTAAGTCGAGATCTTAACACAAGCTATGCAGCAACATATTATCCAAGAGTTCGTATGCGAGATACGATCTCAGGAAACGGTGATGTGTTTATTGCACCTGCTTCTGTCGCTGCCCTTGGCGCATTGGCCTTCTCAGATGCTAATTCTGATGGTCCATGGTTTGCTCCAGCAGGCTTTAATCGCGGAGGTATTTCGATCCTTGGTGGTAATGAAGGTCCTCGCGTCATTGGAACTTGGAAGAATCTTCCAAAAGCAGATCGTGATGAGTTATACGAACTAAACATCAATCCTATTGCAAGATTCCCAGCCGTGGGTGAAACTGTTATCTTTGGTCAAAAGACACTACAACAAACACCCTCTGCTTTGGACAGAATCAATGTTAGAAGATTAATGGTCTTTTTGAAGAAGAAGATCGGTTCTATCGCAGACACAATCTTGTTTGATCAAAATGTACCAGCAACATGGTCACGCTTTAAGTCAAGAGCAGATTTGATTTTAAGAGACGTTCAGTCAAGATTTGGTATCACAGAATTCAAGCTTGTTCTGGACACAACCACAACTACACCAGATCTAATTGATCAAAATATCTTGTATGCTAAGATTTTTGTTAAGCCAGCAAGATCAATCGAGTTTATCGCTATAGACTTCATTATTACACGAAGTGGCGTTCAATTCTAGAGTATAAACTAATTAAGTTATAATAAGGAGAAAACAAATTATGGCATTTTGGGCAAACGCAACATCTGAGGCGAAAAGAAATTATAGATTTAAAATCACCATGGAACCATTTGGTGCAGACAATATCGTGTGGTGGGCAAAAACCGCTACGTTACCGTCTTTTGATGTCTCAGAGATCGAACATAATCATATGGATAATAAATATTATTTTCCCGGTAGAGTATCTTGGTCTGAAGTTACAATGGCCCTTGTTGATCCTATTTCTCCTGATGCAACTGGCTTATTGAATGAGATGTTAGTTCAAAGTGGCTATATTGTTCCGGCCAACGAAGCCGTCGCAGCTAATAAATCAACAATTTCTAAGAAAAAAGCCTCAAGCTTAGGCACAGTTAAGATTGATATTCTTGACGCAGAGGGTAAAGAAATTGAAACTTGGGAATTACAAAACGCATTTATTAAAGCCGCAAACTTTGGATCTTTAGATTATAGTAGTGATGACTTCAAGCAAATCGAATTAACTGTTCGTTATGATTGGGCAACATGCACAACTGCAAATGAAACAAGGTTTGAAGCTAAAGGCTCATAAAAAAGGTGTCTAAATGGCTTTTTGGAACTCTCCAGATGCTAGTCCAGCAAGAAAATATAGATTTAAAGTAGGTCCCGAAGGTGTTATTTGGTGGTATGCTAATTCCGTAACGTTGCCATCTTTTGATATTAATGTCTCAGAATATCAACTTGTTAATCAAAGGTTTAAAATACCCGGTACTGTAACATGGGGCGATGTAACCATTAATATGGTTGATGTTTCCGATTCAATTGAAAGGGTGAAAAAAGTTTTAGCTGGTCAAGATGTGACACAAACTGGTCCTCAAATTGAAGGTGTAAGAAAAGAAGATAATGAACTAAGAAAAAGACTCTTAACTGAAAGGCAGCAAAAAATAACAATAGGCACACTTGGTGCCGAAAACCCAGAATTATTTGATAATGATCCAGAATTGAACCGTCTTGCCCAAAGAAGCATTCAAAACGAAGATGAAATGGGTGGCTCCAACCGAACTTCTAATACGGATGCACCTATTCGACCTCAATCTGATGAAATGATGGAAGCCCTCAAAGTAAGTCAAAAAACTATAGAGAGAAGATATAAAGAGAGAGGAGACCAGATTTTAGCCCAAGAAAGAGCAAAATTAGCAAAAACAGAACCAGAAGATTTTAACGATATTATAATAGAGCAGTTAAAATCAGATGGCTCAAAGTTAAGAACGTGGACTTTAGTAAATTCGTTTATTAGGTCGGTTAACTATGGTGATTTAGATTATAGTAGTGACGATTTGGTATCGTTAGAAATTGTTATTGGATATGATTTCTGTAAAATAGAATAATTAATTAAAGAGGTGAAAATTGAGTAGAAACAATATGGAACGAATGGGAGCCGTTCCCCAAGCAGAAGCTCCAACCCCAGAGGCAGCAGATGTTCAAAGTCCAATGCATTTTGTTGCCCCGACAGAATTTGTAGACTTGCCGTCTAAAGGGTTAGGATACGATAATTCACACCCAATGCACGGCAAGGACACAATTGAAATTAGATACATGACTGCAAAGGATGAAGATATATTGACTTCAAAAACGCTTTTGAAAAAGGGCGTTGCTATAGAGCGTTTTTTAGATAATATTATTGTTGATAAAAATGTTAAAGCTTCCTCTTTGTTAGTTGGAGATAGAAATGCTATCATTATTGCAGCCAGAATCTCAGGATATGGATCGGATTATAGTACAAACGTCTCTTGTCCGTCATGTGGTAATTCTTCAGATTATGTTTTTGATTTGGAAAACAAAAAAGTATTTGAATCTTCCACAGACGAAAAGATGGGTTTAACACAAACACCAGAAGGTTTATTTAAAGTAGTGATGCCTTTGTCTAAGTTTGAAGTTCACTTCAAGCTATTAAAGGGCGAGGATGAAATTTATTTAACGCAATTGGCGTCTAACAAAGCAAAAGGAAATCTTTCTGAGTCTAACCTAACCGATCAATATAAGAGAATGATTGTTTCAGTTGGAGGACATACAGAAAAAAATATAATTTCAAAGTTTGTGGATAATTTACCCACTAGAGATTCTCGTTTTCTTAAGAACTGTTATAAGGTTGCTAATCCAGATGTAAAAGTTATAGACCAATATTCTTGTACCGCATGCGGCTTTGAGCAAGAATTGGAGGTGCCCTTTGGGGCTGACTTTTTTTGGCCTGAATGATAACTATATTCAAGCGATTTATGAACAATTTTTTCTTTTAAAACATCATGGCGGCTGGTCTTTTATGGAAGCTTATAATCTACCAGTTGGCTTAAGGTTGTGGTTTTTACAGAGATTGCAAAAACAATTTAAAGATGAAAAGAAAGAGATAGATAAGGCTCATCGAAAAAGATAACTAATGCCCGTAAGGGCATTTTTTTATTAAAACTATTTACTTGTAATTGGGGAGTATTTTACATGCTAGTTATTGATTTATCCGATAGGAAACTTATTAAAGAGACGTGGATGGAGACTTTTGGCTCTTGGTCCAAATCTTTGTTAAAAATGATGTATGGTGATGACGTTCAAGTTGTTGCAAATGTTAATGAAGAAGAAGCCGCAGGCCCAAAGTTTATTATTCGTGGAAAGCAAAAAGATGTTAAATCATACGCTATGGCTATAGTGGCTGAGAAAAATTATCTTGATGCTTATTCAACTTATGGAAAAGAACACTTTCAAACTGTAAAATCTCGCGAAGAACTAAATACAGCAGTGCAAAACTTTGAAGCGACAACTGGGTTGTTGTGGCCATTCAAAGACGAGGGTTAATGAATGGCGATAAAAGATACGCAAAAGCAAATTGAAGAACTCAATAAACAATTTAAAGAAGGGAAGATCGCACCCGAAGAATTTCAAAAAAGTTTAGATAAAGTTCTTAAAACCATGAAGGAGTTGGCCGAAGAGACAAAAAAGGTCAACGATCAAACTATTGCACTCGCAGCTAGTGAAGCTCGGTTAAATGAGATGTTTGGTGATACACTTTCCGCGTATGAAGCTAATGTTGAGATATTAAGGCAGTTTAATGAAGTTTACGGTGATGCCTTTCAAAACACCGACAATCTAACGCAAGCCCAGATAGAACAAATAAATGCAACCTATGGCTCTGTTGAGGCCATGATTGAAATTAAAGAACGAGCACAAGAATATGTTGATGAGGTTGATAAACTGGGCCCTGCGTATACAAAAGCATTAAAAAAATCAAAACCATTCTTTGAAGACGCAGCAACAAAATTGGGCCTCTTGTCTAAATCAGGAAATAAATTTGTAAAGACACTGAGCGAAATGGGCTCTATGGCTACCCAGCCCGGTGGCCTAAAGGGCTTGGCTAGAGGATTTTATGAGGCATTTAATCCTTTAAATATTGGTATCTCTATATTATCAAAAGTTGTTGAACAAACAATTAAAATGATGTTCGCTGTTGATAAAGCTGGGGCTGAATTTGTTAAAACAACGGGATTTGCCCGTAATTTTGATGGCCTCATTGCATCTACTAATGATAGAATGAAACAGTTTGGAATTTCAGCAGAGGACGCTGCTAAATCAATCGCTAGTTTAAGACAAGGGTTGTCTCAGTTTGATACACTAACTGGAGCAGTGCAGCAAAAGTTAACCACAACGGTCGCAAGTCTTAATGAAATTGGAGTTTCATTTGAAGATTCAACGCAGACTATTTCGTCTTTAAATAAAGCTTTTGGTGTTTCAGCAGATGTCGCTGCGGATGTTACTAGAGAGCTTGCAATGTCTGGAGATGTTCTTGGAAAAACGGCTTCTCAAATTACAAAAGATTTTAATAAAAGCTTATCTACTCTCGCAGTGTACGGCACTAGATCTGTAAAGATATTTAAAGATATTGCTACAATGGCTTCGACTGCTGGTGTATCAGTAGACTCTTTGATGGGGATCGCTAATAAATTTGATACTTTTTCTGATTCCGCAAAAACAGCGGCTAAAATGAATGCTATCTTGGGCACAAGTTTTTCTGGTAACAACTTGATGATGATGGATCATGATAAGCGAATAAAACATGTTATAAAAGGAATTCAGCGATCTGGTGTCGCATTTGGTAAATTAGACAAATTTACTCAACAAGCGATAGCAAACCAGCTAGGCATAAAAGACATGGGAGAGGCAGCAAAGATTCTTAGCATGAATAGCCGAGAATACGATAGAATGAAGCGCAAACAAGCCGAGACAGCAAAAGAACAAGAAGAATTAAATAAAAGAATGAAAGCCGGAATGGATGTTGTAACGGAACTCAAATTAATAATGGCTGACTTTGCCGTCAATCTAGAAAAAGGAGGAATAATAGAAAATATAAAGAGTATTGTAAATGGTCTTGGTGAATTTATTTTATTTCTCAAAGACTTAAGCCCTTACACCATTGCATTTACTGGGATTATGTTTTCTCTTGGGGGGGCACTTCTTAATACGGTAATGATGATTGGGAAAGTTAGAATTGTAGGTGCTGCTGCGGGTAAAACCATCGAAGGTGTTGGTAAATCAATTTCAAAAACAATTACAAAAGTCGGTGCTGCAAGTGCAAAAGCTAGTCCCGGTATAGGCTCTCTCAGCATATCGATGGGTGGTATTGCATTGGTTATCGGTGTTGCTGGTGCTGCTGTTGTTGGAATAACACTGTCGCTAGCGCACTTATTTAAAACTTTTGTTGAAGGAGCAATAGCACTTCAAGAGGCTGGGGTTGGTTTTGGATTTGTTGCTGGGTCTCTTGTGTTGTTTGGCGCAGCGATATTTGGCGTGTCTTTTGCAATTAAAGCCTTAGCGGCATCATCTGCTGCTTTAACTGCGACTGGCCCAATTGGCTTGGCTATTGGCGGAGCCATCGCAGGACTTGGTGGTGTTGCATTTGGAATAGGGGCTCTAACAAGTGCTTCAAGGCAATCTGCACAGCCAAAAATGGATAATAGCGAACTTTTAAAAAGTGCCGAAACTCTCTCAGATCTGTCAACAAAGTTACAGGTTTTAGTGGATAAAAGAGCAGAAATTGAAAAAACATTTGCCGCGATAGGCACAGGGCTCAAAGAAGCAGAAGATAAGCTCACAGCAGATATAAAAGCAACCATAGCAAACGTTGCTCTTATCACAACAGGTCAAGCCGCTGGTGAAATGACCCAAGGGGCAGCAGGCGCAGCATTGAGCAGAAACTTAGGTAAATTTATTGATTCCGTTGGTGCATATTTTACAGGCGAGGATAAGAAAAAAGAAAAGGTCTTACTTCAGCTTGATGGAAAAGCAACAAAAGACCTTCTTAATGGAACTATTGCTGAGGCTCACAAAAGATAAAAAGAGGAAAAGTTATGTCGATTTCAAGCACTTATGATACAAATGTTAGAGATGTGGTAGAAAAAACAAACGCTAAATTAATTATAAAAAGCATGTTAACAACTCAAAGAGTTCAATTTCCAGCGTTTTTAACCTCTTTTAGTCAATCATGGACTTCAAGCTGGAATGAGGAAGAGGTCTACGGAAGAATGGACCCAATAGCAACATTTCAAAGCACTAGAAGGATTATATCTGTTGCTTTTGACTTACCCGCAACTAATGTTAGCAATGCGAGAGATAACTTAAAAAATTGTGATAAACTAGCCAAGTTTTTGTATCCCGGCTACACAAAACAGACCTATAAAAGCTTAAAAGACGAAGAAAAATTGGCGGGTAGAATTATTGCGAGACCTCCATTAGTGAGTGTGAAATTCGCTAATTTAATAGGAGGTTTCACAAAAGCAAAAAAAGCAGATCGCGGTGGTCAATTGGGTTATTTATCGGGACTTGATTGGACACCTGTATTAGAGATGGGTATGTATACAGGCGCAGGTGGTAAATTATTTCCAAAAGTTATATCTTTGTCATTTACTCTCAATGTTCTTCATCAAGCCGATAAAGGTTTTAGTGAGGGTAATAAGTGGCTTAGTAACGGGTTTTTTGGAACTTAAATAAGATAGGAGCAAAACATGTCCAGATATAGTACAAGAGAAATAGCTATAAATTCTGAAGAGCAATATAAAAAAATGCTTGATAAAAGAGGGATTAAAAAAATCTCACAATATAGAACTTTAGAAAAAGAGGTCTTTGAACAGGAAGTTTATGACTCTATTGAGACAATAGATTATGTTTGGAAATATGGAGACTTGTATTCTAACATAGCTTATCGTGCTTATGGTGATCCCGAATATTGGTGGGTAATTGCATCGTTTAATAAAAGACCAACAGAGTTTCATAATAAAATCGGAGATATTTTGAAAGTACCAATTAGTTTAAGTGATGTGTTGCAGGTGGTTGAATAATGGCGAAAACAGATGCAGAATTAAAAAATGAGGCCACAAAGGCTGGTGGTTTTATAGATAAAATGCTAAAGTGGTACAACCCTAAAGCCAGACAGAGCGCTAAGGGTGGGAAAAGCCAACCCTTAACGATTCAGACGGATGCGTTTTATGACTCAACCCTTGGGTATGCCCAAACTGAAGGAAAATTTCAAGGTTTTAAAGCTTACCAAGGCGGTGGTAGTGAACCAGCAACAGTCAATTTTATAAGAGGTGTCGGGCAGAACATGATTGGCCTCAGTGGCGGACCAAATGAGTTAAACAGCTATATAGGTGGTGCTCAGATATCACATTATTTAATGGACAATCAAATCGGTAAAGTTTTTGAAGACCCAACATTTACTCGCTACATGTTAAGATGCTATAGTAATGTAAAAGTTGCTCTTAATGGTAAAACTAAAAAAGTGACCGAAGAAATACCAATAATATTTAAAATGACTTCAGGGGGCGCGGACAAGAAATGGACAAATAATCTTGAGTATAAAAAAATAATTACAAAAGCTTGGGGTCAAAACGAGGGACCAACCCCCTTGAATATGACTTATGCTGAAGAGATATGCCTACCAGTGGTTTTTAGTTACAAATCAATGCTAACCAAAGGCTGCGATGAATTCTTAAAAGAAAGAATAGCACCTATATTGCTTGGTGCTGACCCAGATACTAGTAAATATCTTCCAAAGATTTTTATGGAACACTTGGGGAACAACCCATCCTTCAGTGATGATAATGAAAGAAGGTTGTTTTTGCTGATGGGTGGCAAACACTATGGTGCAAATGATATTCCTTATTTAAACATCATAAAAGCAGACAGCAGTACAGCATTCGCTAATGTTCCCACAGATGTTAGAGATTATTGGAAAAAACATTACACCACAGCTATTCGTATAGAAGAAGCTGGAACTCAAGCTGGTGCGGAAGGTCTTAAGCAACTTTTGGGAGAGGAACCCAACCTACAGACGTTTGCAAAATATATTACACATGGGGCACCCACCGATAAGGAGTGGGGTTCAAAAGTAATGAATTACATGTTCTACAGCAATACTTACGACGAATCGCCCAACAAAAATGATTCCTCCAGAGAACGCATGATTGCTATGCCTTTCGTAACATCTATTGAGGTCCAGTCTGGGGAGAGAGGAAAAGGCAGGCGTTTTGTCCTTGGCTTTCCATTAATGAAGACCAATCGATCTACAGATTACATAAAACAGATGCATAATCTAATCTATCTAAACAAAGTAGAGTCGGACATACCCCAAAAACATTTAATACCGTATTTGATCGGTAAGGGTTCCCTAGCTACCGCAGTAGACCCTTCAGTTTATAGTGTATACGTCCAAGATGAAAGCAACGCCTCTGAATCTTTATTATATGATTATAATTTTCCAAACTTAGATAGCATAAATTCTGCCCCAAGTAATTTAGTTAATGCTTTGGGTGGACCAACGAATTATCTGACAATGGCCGGAGATAGATTCTCAGCTTTGAAGGAAAGGGGTCTAGATTTCTCACCTGATCCTGAGTGGGTAAAAGAATCTTTTACCCACCAAAGCAAGGGCATTGGTATCACCAACGGCCCCGCTGCGGCTGGTACTGGACATGAAGTGACTGTTTTTAAAGCAAATCCAAACCCTGTGGTTTTGGATGATGTATATAAAAGTGTGCTTGTAGGCTACAATGAGTCGTTGGGGAAGGGGACTGCGTTCGTCAAGGGCCCACGTCAATTTGCCGAACCAAACGAAACAATTTTAGATTTTGAACCCTCTAAAATCTCTAAACAACTTATAGCGAATCTTAAACAGGCAATACAGGTTGATTCATTTACTAATGAAGAATCCGTTCATATAAATGACGAACTTGTTACTTTGCTTTATGAGCCTCTAACGAGATGTAATGAGATGATAGCATCGGAATATGCGAGATATAACAAAAGGGTAGCAAAATTTAAAGAACTCGTCGCATCTGGACAAACCTCAAAAGATGCTATAAGGGGTTTAAATTTGGGAACCGCAGATGCAGTCCCCGCATCTGCAACCACACCCGAACAAATAAGAGAATATTATATACTCCAGCTTTGGATCGATGCGGTTAACGCTGCTTCTTATAAGGCATTTTTATTTTTGAGAAGGTCTCAATTTAATGTAGAGACGTGGATTAGATTTACATCAACTCTTATTCTTAATAATCAAAAAAAGAGCAATAAAGAAATAAATGAATTATTGAAAGCTATTAATCAGAGCCCCGGCAAAGGTCTTGGCGAAATAGCATCCGATGTTTTAAAGGAGGTTGAACCACCAGCCCCCCCTACCTCTGGCGACGATGACGAAGAAGAAGACATAGGCGAGGCCAAAGAGCGTCTAAAAGAAAGGAGAAAAAACGCCAATCAGTGCCTAATATCCACAAATATTGAAACACTAAAACACAAATATCATGAAATAATAAAAAGTGAATTAAAGGACACGACTTTCCAAAACACCAAACGTCACAGTAAGAAAGATCGGTTTACAATTCATAGAGAAGCGGGCTATGGATCCCAAGCTTTTGGAAACAGGTTTAGCTGCTTAAGACATACCCTTGGTGATCATGGGGAGATACCAAACTTATTGGTGGCCAATTCGGGCGATGATTTGCGTCTGTTTTTAAACGGAACACCAGAGATTCAGTCTGCTCTTGTTCCAAAAATAAGATTATTTAGGGTGACAGATAGCTCTGGAGGCGTGGATGAATATGAAACAGAATTTACTTTTAAAAACTTTTCTGACCCTAAAGAGATAATAGGTCTTAGCAACGGTAATAACATCCAAAAAGGCCAAGGCGGTGGAATTAAAAGTTTTACTTGGACATATGAAGGAGGAACGCCCGCCACGGCAAAAAAAGATATTAATGCCGAATTAACTCTTTACTTTCAGTCTTTTGCTGAGTTAACTAAGAAAAGAGGCACTCAAGAAAGAAGCTGGCGTTACATAGATTTATTACTTTATCCAACAAATGATGCTTATGTAAAAGAAAATCAAAATGCCCACCCAAACCAGTATAATCCCACAAACTTTAGGATTAGAGCCGATGTTGGATGGCATGTAAGAAAAGACATAGCTTTTAGAAATCTTTTATTGGATAGTGCGTATGGTTCTAAATCAAAAGTTACTGATGACCAACAAAACAGGATTAGTGCATTAGTAAAGAAAGCCAAAGCCCAAAAGAAGAAGGTTGACTATAACGAGGTGTTTAGAAAAGTAGTAGGCGGAGATCTATTGAAGAAGTTTAACAAAGGCTTAAGAAAAATTAATAAGTCGCTTTTATTGAATATGATAGATCATGATATTGATTTTAGAAATGACGGGTCAGTTGAACTAAAAATTACTTATGCTGCATACGCTGAATCAATGGCTAGGTCATCTTTAATAAACGCCCTCTCAACACCAGAAATAGAATATTATCGACAAGCTGCTGATCGTGAATTGTATGATTTATTAAAAAAGAGCAATTGTCGAGCAGAGGAAATAAATGCAATTCGATCTGAGCAATCAAGCGCAGAAAAAAATCTTATTGTCGCTGCTCAATCGTCAATTGTGTCAAGGCTAACCTTAAGGGGTCTCATCAGAACTGTTTATTTTGATAAAGAAAATGCTGATAATTATTTAGATAAAGAACTCTTTGGTTCTGTTCCCAAGCCGGTTTTTACTGATAAGTTCGACAGGGCAATCGCCCCTAGTGAGCTTCCCGAAGCTGACGATCTGGACAAGTTAAGAATGGTAAAGTTTTTCTTTTTAGGTGATTTAATGCACACGATATTAGATTGTTTATTTCTACCAGATACTAATCTAAATGCAACAGAATATTCTAAGCAGTTTGGCGACAAATTAAGATCCGGCAAATATGTTCCACAACCAAATTATACCAAAAAAAGACCCGAAACAAAAAACTTTATTCCCCTTCTATCTTCATTTATATACTCAGATTATAACACAAAAATTAATGTTTCTGGTGCTGAAGTGGTTCAAGCAAATAAGATTTTTAGTGCTAATATAGCAGACATGCCTATTTCAGTGGACTATTTTAATAGATGGCTGCGAGAAAATGTTATAAAACCTGAGAGAACGGTGTATCCTTTAATGAACTTTATAAGAGATATTGTTGAAGCCGTTATTGAGCTTTTAACTGATACATGTATCAACAAGAATGTTGACTCTTCTTTAATGTTTCAAACACAACAAATTAGAGCTAAATCAAATATACAATCTAATCCATACGCTAATGGAAAAACATTATATAAGGATGTGTTTCGCTCTTTAAGGGCAGAAGCCCGGAGCAATCCAACAATATTTGTTGATGTTGATAAGCATTATAATAAAAGCAATGGAAAAATGGCCTTTCCTCTTGTAACAAGCGACGAAGACCCCAAAACTGGTGAACGCATTGAGAGTAAAGCATATAAAGATTATATGCTACTTTATGCAGTATCTCCGATTCTTGCAACGTCACATCAGGGTAGAGGCATTAGATCCAAAGATGAACAAAGAGGTACTTTTCACTTTTTAATTGGTAATAATAAAGGCTTATTAAAAAATATTAAATTTTCAAAAACAGATATGGCGTATTTAAGAGAGGCGAGATACTATAATCAAGGTAACTATGGTCTACTACAACTCGGTGCTGTCTATAATGTTGATTTGGAGCTTTTTGGAAACACAATATTTTATCCCGGTATGGAGATATTTATTGATCCAAGGTCTTTTGGAGGGCCACAGTGGGACCCAACTAAGGGCGGTAAAGGTAGATCCATCGCAAACGCACTTGGAATTGGTGGCTATCACACCATCACAAGGGTTACTTGCACCATCTCGCCATCTGGATTTACCACTTCTGTGCAAGCTGTTTTTCAATATAGTGGTGATATATCATCTAGAAATATTGCAATTGATGGGCAAGCTTATCAACAAGACTCAAAGGAAGATATCACAGAAGCCGGTGCAGTAAGAAGCATTAAATGTGTTGAAGCTGTTGATAGCGCAATTGAACAAAGCATTCGAGCGGAGGCAGCGCAGCAGAATTCCACAACAAAGAAATACCGTTTTTAGGAGGATTATAAATGGCCAGATTTAAAGCACAAAATACAACTCGCTCTGCTTGGAATTCTTTTTACCATAGAGTAAATTACAAAAAGAACGCCCTTCCTAAAAACCCAGAGATAAAAGATTTTAGCTTTGCGGAAGATACGCTTTATGGAAGAGTAGATCCAGCACTGAATACAGTTTATCCCGATGAAAACAAGATGACGACCCTAATAAACAGCGAAGCAACAGAAAATTCATTTCGATTGTTAGATTTTGTAGCGGATGCATTTATTGGTGTAAAAAATGCTATGGATGCCGCTGCTGAAAATGGAACCATTCCTACCGATCAGGCGATTTTTTCTAAATTTAGTATTAAAAAGGCTTATCAATCTCCATCAGATTTATACAATGCCTATATTGATAACCTGATGGACAGATATATTACTGAATACCTATATGGCCAAAATTTAAAAAAAAAGGTTTTAAATTTTAGTCAATTTGTAAACCATCTTATACATTTTTTAAAAAATCAAACTGACCACACTCCAGTTACATTTACATCTTGGCAGCGTTCAACTACATCAAACATTTTTACGTCTGGGATAGCGGTCGATATTGGTACTTTTGAATATGGTGATGACCCAAGAACAGAAAGAGTTGTTTTAGACAACCCATGTCTTCCATATTATTTGAAAGTTTGTCGAGCAAATGGCTTTTTAGTATCAAATTTAAACCCTACTATAATGGTTGCCGATATATTGTCTCCGGGTTTACTCCCATACGCAACAGCTAGACAAATCTATTCAACAGAAGAGGTTTTTACGAGTAGGTACTTGTACGCCTACACAATTGATTATGAGACTCTTGTTACTAAATTTATTGATGGCTTTAATTTATTTGTATCAAGGTCACCACTTGAAAAAATAGTTTCCATAAAGTGTAGAAAATCACACTCATATAAATTAAAAGAGAGAAGTGCTCTTAATCCGAACAAAATTAATAATGTCATGTCGATGTCTAGTCTGTTAGTAAAATATACTCAAATTAGAAACATGGAAGAAGAATACATTTTGGATAAAAAAACCATGGATTCTTTAATTAGAAGAATAAAAATAACAAAAAGTGTTGACAAAGACATTATGATGAGATATATTAATAGAACTTTCCGAGAAACATATAAATTAAAATATGGCGGATTAAATTATTTTTCACAAAAATTAAAAGCAAGAAATGAAATTAAAGAACCCTCAACTCAATCAGCATCCGGTGCATCACTTGTTGACTCAGGTGTCTCAGATACAACATCAGTTGCTCAAACATCAGTTCCATCAGGTGGTGGTTCAAGCGGGGGATCAAGCGGGGGGTATTAATGACTTTTCAAATTCTTGATGATAGGAGAGAGTGCTATGGAATCTATTATAATGGAAGCTTTATTTACGACAATTTCCCAAGCAACCTTGATCGGACTTGGGAGTGGTCTTCTCATCTTCTTGGTCGGAACATCAATTATGGTTCTATCTTTTGCGGTGGTCGAGAAATTGGTAAAGTCGGTCCCGTCCACCTTCAAGACAGGTATGAAATCTATTCTCGCAAGATTCGGAGCTTTTTAAGAGCAACAGCAAATGCAAAGATAAAGTTTGATGATGTTTGTTTGTTTGAGATTGTTCCTCAACAACACCTCCGACACTATTGTGAGGTCAAGAACGATATAACCAATTGGGTATTTGAGAATCATGTAAAACCACAGAATCATCAGCACATAGTAGATGTAATGGAGTTGTGCGATGATATTTCACAAAAAATCCCCGTAATCGACCTAAATCGGCTCTATAGACATAGTAAGCATGATAGGAAGGCCAAGTATCTTTTCGAGCAAGTTAAGGGTGAAAATACCCCCATTCTGTACGATGTATGGGGGTCTGTGACCGGAAGATTGACCACCAAACCCGGCTCTTTTCCGATCCTAAATCTTAAGAAAGAAATCGCTGATTGCGTGATTCCAACCAACGATGTTTTCGTCCAACTTGATTTCAATGGAGCCGAGATCAGAACTCTAATTTCTCTTGCTGGAAAAGAGCAACCAGAAGAGGATATCCATGAATGGAATATGAAGAGCATCTATCATAATATAACCGAGAGATCAAAAGCAAAACAACGATTCTTCGCTTGGTTGTACAATCCGAATTCAAATGATCAAGAGACTGAGAGGCACTATACGAGAGAACAGATACTAAATAAACATTATAATAATAGTATAGTATCAACTCCTTTTGGAAGAAAGATAGAAGCCGATGATTTCCATGCTTTGAATTATCTTCTACAATCTTCATCATCAGATAATTGCTTACAATCAGCAGTTAAGGTTAATAAACTATTAAAGAATAAAAAATCATTTGTTCAATCAGTTGTGCATGATTGTGTTACAATCGACATGGATTTATCAGAAAGACATATGCTTCCAACTTTGGTTGAGATCTTCAGCGAGACCTCGTTGGGTAAGTTTAAGACATCAGTACAAATTGGACACAACTTAAAAGACTTAGAGGAAGTTCAATGGTAGTAATAGGTATAGGTACAGCAGGCTGTAAAATTGCTAATTGTTTTAGTAAGGGTCATAAGAAAATTCTTATTGCGCCTGATAAGTTTCCGAAGATATGTAAGACCGTTGAGGATTATGAAAGCAAGTGCCCTTCATTAAAGAAAGAGCTTACATTCTCTCAAAAAGAATGTTGGGTGTTTGTTTGCGGTGCTTCAAAAACATCTGGGGCAACATTAAGAATCTTAGAAAAGATAAAAAATAAAAAAATAAATGTTATTTATATGGTTCCTGATAGTTTGCTTTCAACACCAACACAACTAAAGCAAGATAAAGTTGCCTTTAATGTTTTGCAAGAATTTGCTCGCTCTGGTTTACTAAATTCTATATATCTTGTTTCAAATATAGCTTTAGTTGATATTGCTGGTGAGGGTCCGATTAGTGATATTTATAGAGATGCAAATTTAATAATTACTAACATCATTGAAACAATAGAATATTTTAAAAAACAAGAACCCGTTCTTGGAACAATTGCTGAGACAAAAGAAGTATCCAGAATAAAAACATTTTCTGTAGGAACCCTTGACCATGATCAAGAAAAATTACTTTTTCCTCTTGACAACATTACAGAAACTGGTTACATGTATAGTATAAACGAAGACGAACTTAATCAGGAGAATGATTTGTTAATGTCGATAAAAGATAAGGTCGCCCAAGATAAGGAGAACAACCTTCTCTCTTCTTTTGCTATCTTTTCTTCTCCACATGAGAAGTCATTTTATTATGCGATTAAGTCTACGCACTTCATTCAAGAAAAAATATAAAAAAATTATTTGACAAAAAATGGTTTTATGTTATATTAAAAGAGTCGATAAAGACACAACAATAAAACAACAACAAACAGGAGAAAAAATGAGTAATTACACTGCATACACCGGAACTTTCGTAAACAAGAATGGCCAAACTCGTACCATGACCTTTATCCGTAAAGGTGATGTTCCAAGTTCTTTCTTTAACGGGAGTATTAAGCGTAAACTTTCTGAGGGTATGGAAACCGTTTACGATGTAAATGCGAAAGGTTGGCGTACATTTAATAGCAATACACAAGTTGGCCAACTTTCACAACAAACAGTACAATTTTCATTTGACAGTTAAGCATAATTATGCTATAATATAAATAGCGGGGGGCTTTTGCCCCCCGACTTTAGCCTGAAACGGCAAAAACTTTAACAATAGAGGAGTAACAACATGGCGTTAAATTTAGATAAGATGAGAGAGAAGCTAGAAGCTTCCAAGAATGGTGGAAAAAAACAAGAAAACAACACCAAGTGGCGACCGCAAGAAGGTGACCAAACAATTCGCATTATGCCCACTGAAGATGGCGATCCGTTCAAGGAATACCACTTTCATTATAATGTAGGCAAGAATCCCGGCATTTACTGTCCAAAGAAAAACGATGGTGAAGACTGTCCAATCTGTGAATTTGCTTCATCCTTGTGGCGAGATGGTGTTCAAAACAATAATGACACCGCAAAGCGAGAAGCCAAAAAGCTGTTTGTTCGCAAACGCTATTACTCTCCAGTCTTAGTCCGAGGTCAAGAATCCTCTGGAGTAAAAGTTTGGTCTTATGGTAAGACCGCATATGAAACCCTTTTGGGTTATGTATTGGATCCTGACTATGGTGATATTACTCATCCAGAAACAGGAACTGATATCGTACTAACCTATACGGTCCCGAACACACCGGGCTCGTTCCCAAAGACACAATTGAAACCAAGAAGGCGTCCATCCGTTTTGTGTGACGATGCTGTGGCTAATTGTGATGATTTGGTAAGTTCTGTCCCTGAGATTGATACTCTCTTCCAACGACATACTACCGCAGAGGTACAAGCCTTGTTGGATGATTATCTTTCCTCCGATGCAAATAGTGAGTCGCGATCATCAGAGACAGCAAAATATAATACTGAAAGCAAGGTAGATGCTGCTTTTCAAAAATTTATGAACGGTTAGATACGGGCCGCTACGGGGGCGCAGCGGGTAATAAATTGCGCCCCACCTTTTTAACATTTATAGAGATAAATCTTAATAATCGAAATAAAAAGCAAATAAGAGGCAAAAAATGCAAAATATAGCAGATCTACAAAAACATAAGCAACAGAAGCAAGAACAAGAAATTCAAAAAGCGATTAATAAAGGGCATTTAAGTCCCTTGAGAAGTGAAAAAAAGTGCAAGGCTTTCTTAAATAGAAGATATATTTTATCTTTTGAAAACTTGAATGTACAAGATATTATCCCTGCAAATATTAGGTTTAATGACATTGATATTAAATATTGTGCTCATGATCTGGGCCCAAGATTAGATCAATACGAGCAATTAAACACCCAAAGTCAAGGTTTTATGGACCCGATTATGGTCACAAAGCTTGGAAATGGAAAATATAGCCTTGATTCGGGACATAATCGCTATTACACACAAGTAAATATTAGAAAAAGGAATAAAATTCCAGCATTTGTTATATCTTCCGCTTCATCTTTGATTCAATCAACTAAAGATAAAATTAAATCAAACCAAAAATCAGCAGATTATAATAGAAATTATTCTATGGAAGATGTGGTGAGTCAATTAATTTTGCTTTATGAGCAACAATCTTCTGCAAGTGAAAAAGTTTTTAACGATATCAGCGATTCAAAACAATTTGATCATGATTTTTCAATAATTATGAATGAGTTATATCCTCATGAGTTTTTGTCAAATATAGCCAGAGGCAAAATTAAAAAGGCTTTCATGGACAAGATGAGCCAAGGCAGCACAAGCATTGTTACTTTTGATGAATCCTACAGATCAGATGTTCTTAATAGAAATGCTTATCCAAGCCAATATTATAAAGATGAAAAAGGTAAGGTCAAAAAAACAGCATGGCCAAATTATCTCTGTCAAAAGCAAAATGCGATTATTGGGCTTGGTACTTCAAATGCAAGAAATAATGAGGGTATGGTCTTTTCTTTCATGCAGCAAGTTTCTAATAATCTAACTTATCAAAAAGAAACTAAAGGCTATAATATTCATTTGGTTTGTGAAATATATCGCCCAAAGCCATCGGTTTTTGAACTCGCAGCACAAAGAGAACAAGAATTGGAAAAAATTTCTAAATGGAATAACGTATTATCTTCATTTAAAAATGGTTCGTATTTAATCACAAAGGTTATTTTTCCAATACAATTAAAATCAGAACAACAAGATTTAATATACAATTGGAACTCAAAACAAAATAAATTTTGTTAGTCAAACAACAGGGAGGAGGCATGAAGTATTTCATGATGGCTGCACTACTCATCGCATGTGGTGACAAAGACACAGGTGAAGAAGTAGCAGAAGAGCAAGATTCAGCAGTAGAAGCTGAATAAAATAAAAAAACACCACAGGGAGGCATGGGTTTATTGATGTCTCAATCTACTTAACGGAGCAATAATTGGGAAAGGTAATACAAATGAAAACTAAACCGGGTAAAGTTGATATTGGCGACTTTAAAAAAGCCCTTAACAAAAAACTAGGGATTGAAGTTGCTTACGACTTAAACCATGAAAACCCTGCATCAATCAAGGATTGGATCTCAACTGGATCAACTATTCTTGATTGGCTAATATATCCCGGCAAGAGAGCCGGTATTCCTGTTGGCAGGATCACAGAACTAGCAGGTCTTTCAGCAGCAGGTAAGTCTTTTATGGCTGCTGTTATTGCAGCGAATGCTAATAAGAAAGGAATGAAGGTTATCTATTTTGATTCCGAGGCAGCAGTGGATGCAGAGTTTCTGGAGAAAGCTGGATGCAATAAAGATCAAATTCTTTATGTACAAGCAACATCTGTAGAAATGGTGCTAACTTCCATTGAATATCTAATGGAACAATGGCCAGATGAACAATTATTATTTATTTGGGATTCTATTGCCGCTACACCAGCAGAAAAAGATGTAGAGGGGGATTTTAATCCTCAATCAAGTATGGCTCAAAAGCCAAGAATCTTTTCAAAAGCGTTTGCTAAATTGCAAGTTCCTTTGGAGAGAACACAATCAACTCTTCTGCTCATTAATCAGCTTAAAACCAACATTACAACCAATGTAGCAGAAGCCATGACTACTCCTTATTTTGCCCCCGGTGGTAAAGCTATTGAGTTCCATTGTGCGCTTCGCATTTGGCTCACACGCCGAAAAGCAAAAGCTGGTAAAGTTCTTGATGAAAATGGAACACAAGTTGGTTCAGAGGTTAAAGCTAAGATTCAAAAGGTCCGTTCAGCCGGATATGGTAGAGAATGCACTTTTGATGTTCTTTGGGGCGGTAAGGATGTTAGGATTGCAGATGAAGAATCATGGCTCCATGCTTTAGCCAAAGTCAATAGTGAACGCTATAAAGCTTCTGGTGCTTGGAAAACCATCATCGATAGTAAGGGCAAAGAATATAAGTTCCAATCAAAAGATTGGCTTGAAAAACTAAAAGATGAAAAGTTTAAAGCTGCCGTAATGGAAGTTTTAGAAGAAGAGTTCGTAAACAAATATAAAAAAAATTCGTAAACCATCTCCTTTGGTTAGAGAAACTAAAAACCCTGATTAATTTCGGGGTTTTTTTATTTGACAAATCAAAATATCGTGATATAATATAAAAGCAACGGAGGTATTCATGAAAGAAATACAATATGTAGACATTGTTGCCGATCTCTCTTGGGGAGACACAGGCAAAGGAAAAATAACATCACATCTTGCGAAGGATAAATCTTATGATTATGTTTGTCGCTGGGCTGGTGGTAATAACGCTGGACACACAGTTTTCTTAAAAGGTAAGAAGTTCAAAACACATCTTATTCCATCTGGTGTTTTTCATGGAATTAAATCAATTATCGGGCCTCAATGCGTTGTGCATCCAGAGTCCTTACAAGAAGAGTTAGACTATCTCAAGGAGAATGGATTTGATACTTCCTTAGTTAAGGTCTCTCCGAGAGCACATATTGTAACAAAAAAGCACATATCAGCAGATAAAAGAAAACTAGCTAAGAAACTTGGGACAACCTCAAAAGGTATAGCCCCATGTTATTCAGACAAGATGGCTAGAACCGGACAATTAACAAAAGATGTTCTCCCAGAGGAATTAATATGGGATGAACAATTAAGTGGAAGAATTCTCTGCGAGGGGGCCCAAGGTTATTATTTAGATATAGACCATGGTAATTATCCTTATGTCACCTCATCCATTACACTACCCTATGGTGCTTGTTCCCTTGGGTTTCCTCCGCAGAAAATTCGCCGTATATGGGGCATAGCCAAGCTATATGATACCCGTTCTGGTGTGGACCCACTATTCCCCGATAAGCTCCTAAAAGACAAGCAATTGGCCAAATTGGGCGATCTAGGGGGTGAAGTTGGAGTAACAACCGGACGGAAAAGAAAGTGCAACTGGCTTAATGTCGATATGATGATTGATGCCGCAAGAAAAACAGGAACAACTCACTTGGTCATTAATAAATGCGATGTGATTAGAGAATTAGGCATCTTTAAGTGTTATAGCGGAGGAGAGTTAAAAGAATTTTCTTCTTATCACAAGATGACCGAGTTTATTACCGATAAAGTTGGCCAATCTGATTCATTAGCAAAACACATTTACCTTTCAAACTCCCCGGAGAGACTATGACCGAGAAAAAAAGATTATTAATTGTTGATGCACTTAACTTGTTTATACGAAGTTATGTTATCATTCCAACTATGGACCCCTCCGGTATTCCAATTGGCGGCACTATTGGGTTTCTCAAGTCACTACAGAAGATTATGCGTCAATCACGACCTCATGAGGTTATTATCTGTTGGGACGGAATTGGTGGCTCTCAGAGAAAGAAACAACAGAACGAGAACTACAAAGAGGGTAGAAAACCGCTTCGTTTTAATCGTCGCATGATTGAGCTTGACCCCAAAAGCCAAAAGCAAAACAAAATTCATCAACAGATTCGCTTGTTTGAGTATTTAAATGAGCTACCTGTAATGCAATTAACTTATGATGGTGTTGAGGCCGATGATGTAATTGCGATTGTTTCTCGTCACAAACACTATGAGGATTGGCAGAAGATTATTGTCTCAAGCGATAAAGATTTCTTCCAGTTGTGTGATGAGAGCACAGCGGTTTATAGACCAGTGCAAGATGTGTTGGAGACACAAGGTACAATAAAATATAGATTCGATATTCATCCAAACAACTTTGCATTGGCCAGAGCAATTGCGGGGGATGCCTCGGACAACCTCAAGGGAGTGGGTCGTGTTGGGTTAAAAACCATCGCCAAAAATTTTACATTCCTCTCCGAGTCGAAACAGTACGAGTTGGAAGATTTGGTCGAATATTGCGAGAACATAGAAAAAAAGAAAGTTGCACATAATAAAATTATTGAGAATCAAAAGTTAATAGAAAATAATTACTCAATTATGCAGCTATATAGACCCTCGATTTCGGTGCTCAATAGAAAGAAAATTGACTACACCATAGCCAGTTTTGAAACAGAAAGCAATAAGATGAATTTCACAAAAATGCTTTTTGAAGACGGACAAGGATCTATAAATTTCACGGACTTATGGAATTTAATCAAAAATTTTCAAAGATAAAAAAGTCATTTGACAAGATTACAAAAAGATGTTACATAGTTAAAAAGCATTGGAGGAAAAATGGAACACACCAACGAAACATTTCAGAGATTTGGAAAATCATTTCAAGAGGACTTGTGCCATTTGATGCTACAGGACAGACCTTTTTGCGATCAGATCACAGAGGTGCTTAGTCTTGAATTTTTGCAATACGAGTATCTACGAGTATTCGCCAAGACAATTTTAGATTACCGCCGTGAGTACAAGATGCACCCATCTTACAAGATTATGGCGACACATATTTCCGCAGGGCTTGGCGAGTACTCCGATGCTCTTCAAAAACAAATAAGACAGTTTTATGCTAAGGTACTCTCAAATTCAGAGATTGAAGGTACACAATATATTAAAGATAATGCTCTTGACTTTTGCCGCAAACAGGTCCTAAAAGGAGCCATGATGAAATCGGTAAAACTCATCAAAACTTCATCTTTTGACGAGATACAGAAAGTTATCCAAGATGCTCTTAAACTCGGAACCGACAATAACTTTGGCCATGATTACCTTAAAGACTTTGAGGAAAGATTCCAAATAAAATCTCGCGATCCGATATCAACCGGGTGGGATAGAATCGATGATATCTGCAAGGGTGGACTTGGTAAACGGGAGCTTGGAGTTGCGATTGCCCCTACCGGGGCTGGAAAGTCTATGGTGCTCGCTGCGCTCGGTGCTGCCGCACTTAAACAAGGAAAAACTGTTGTTCACTATACACTAGAATTAGCCGACACTGTTGTCGGGTCAAGATACGATTCATCAATATCGAGCGTTCCATTAGGCGACCTAATGTCGAATAAACAAAAAATTCTCGATGTTGTAAAAGATATTGAAGGAACTCTAATTATTAAAGAGTATCCAACGAAGTCTGCTTCAACGGAAACAATCAAAAATCACATCGAAAGGTTAAAGAAGCGCGGAATTGAACCAGACATGATTATTGTCGATTATGCCGATCTTTTGAGACCAGTTAAGGAGACCCGTGAGAAACGCCACGACCTTGAAAACATTTATGAAGAGTTGCGAGCAATCGCACAAATTTATGATTGTCCGATGTGGACAGCTTCACAAACAAACAGGTCAGGTCTAAATGCGGAAGTTATCACCATGGAGGCGATATCAGAAGCCTTCAATAAATGCTTTGTCTCTGATTTTATATTTTCGTTGTCGAGAACCATCGAAGACAAGAATGCGAACACTGGAAGAGTCTTTGTCGCCAAGAATAGAAATGGCCCAGATGGCCTTGTGTTTCCCATTTTCGCTGATTGGTCGAGAGTTACGATGAAAGTATTAGAGAGACAAGATGAGACAATGGATGCTGCTGTGCAAGAATCCACAAAATCAACCGTAGAATTTTTAAAGAACAAATACAAAAATATGAAAAAATAGAGGGAGTTATTATGTTAAAAATTGGAAATATTAATGTTCGGAGATTTGGTCTATCAGATCAATTTATCGATCAATATAAAACAAAAGAGGTTCCATGGGGCCCTGTTGGTTATATCACCTATAAACGAACCTATGCTCGTCGTTTAAACGAGATAGATGCAAATGTTAAAGGTACAGAGGAGTGGTATCAGACTTGTCGTCGTGTCATTGAAGGAATGTTCGACATTCAAAAAAGACATGTGTTTGCTCTTGGATTAGAGTGGAATGATGCTAAAGCACAAAGAACAGCAAAAGAAGCTTATGATCGTTTGTTTAATTTAAAGTGGACACCGCCCGGTCGTGGTCTATGGATGATGGGAACTAAATTCATTTATGAAAGAACAGGTGCTGGTCTATTCAATTGTGCTTTCCGCTCAACAAAAGACTTATCTTCCAAAGGAGGATATATTTTCGCTTGGATGATGGATGCTTTGATGGTTGGTATTGGTGTTGGCTTTGATACACTCGGTGCTAAGACTTTAACAATCAAAGAGCCACAATGGACAAAAGAGACTCTTATTATTGATGATAGTCGTGAAGGGTGGGTTGATTCGGTTCACATGCTTCTTGATGGATATCTGCAAGGTAAAAAAGTTCCCACTTTTGATTATTCAAAAATTCGTCCCGAAGGGGCACCAATTAAAGGCTTTGGGGGAACTTCAAGCGGCCCTGCTCCTTTAATTGAACTTCATAACAATTTAAAAGAATTATATAACGAAAAAATCGGTGAACCGATTTCATCAATTGACATTGTTGATACCGAAAACCTCATTGGTCGTTGCGTTGTTGCTGGTAACGTTCGACGCTCTGCTGCTCTTGCTTTGGGACAACATGATGATCGTGAATACCTTACCATGAAAAATGATCAAGAAAAACTTTATCATCACCGCTGGGGTTCTAATAATTCTTTTGAGGCCAAAATCGGTATGGACTATACTTGGCATGCCGAACAGTCACAAAAGAACGGCGAGCCCGGTTATATTTGGCTTCATAATGCTCGCCACTATGGCCGCATGAAGGATGGTAAAAGATATGATGATATGAAGGTTATGGGCTTCAATCCTTGCGTTGAGCAACAATTGGAAGACGGAGAGCTTTGTTGCTTGGTCGAAACTTTCCCTGCAAAACACGATTCTTACGAAGATTATGTTAAGACACTTGAAATTGCTTATTTGTATGGTAAGACAGTTACTCTTGTGAATACACACTGGAGAGAAACTAATGCTATCATGCTAAAGAACCGCCGCATTGGTTTGTCTCAATCAGGCGTAGTACAAGCTTTTAATAAGCATACACGAAGAACCATGTTACAGTGGTGTGACGATGCTTACGAACATGTAACTGAGATGGATAAAGAATATGCTGATTGGCTTTGTATTCCTCGCTCTGTTAGAATGACCTCTATCAAACCAAGTGGAACAGTGTCTCTTCTCAATGGTTCAACACCGGGTATTCACTTCCCAGAGAATGAGTTTTACATTAGGAGGATACGCTTTGGAAAGGATTCCGATTTATTACCAACTTTGAAAGAAGCAGGTTATAAAATTGAAGATGATAAATATTCACCGAATACTGTTTGTGTTGAGTTTCCAGTAAAAGAGCCTTACTTTGTTAAAGGTAAAAAAGATGTTTCTATGTGGGAACAGCTAGAAATTGCTTCACAATACCAGCACTATTGGGCAGATAATAGCGTTAGTATTACGGTAACCTTCAATGCTAATGAGGCTCCGCAAATCAAAGATGCTTTGGAGCTTTATGAATCTCGTCTAAAAGCCGTGTCTTTTTTAAGATATCAAGAGACGGGATATGAGCAAGCTCCTTACGAGCCAATCACAGAAGAACAATATAATGAAATGATAAAGGGTATCACCCCTATACAAAGAATCGACACAGAGGAAGAAGGAGTTGGTTCTAAATACTGCACAAATGATTCGTGCGAAATTAATTTTGGAGAAGAAAAATGAATGATAAAATGTTAGAAATAATCAGTATCTTAAACGGTACAGCAGATGACCTTGATAAGCTTGAAAATAAAAAGTATGGCTATAAGTCCTCCGCTGTTAGGGCAAGAAAAGCTTGTCAGGAAGCTATTAATATGCTTAAGCAAATGAGAAAGGATATTCAAGATTCTAAAAACGAAGTGGAGGGGTAATGAACTTTGAACCAACTAATCGTCACATTTTAGTTAATCCTATCGAGGAAGAACAAGAAGAATCAAATTCTTTAATTATGCTTCCTGATGATTATAAAAAACAAGAATCACCTTATCTGGCTTGTTCTGTCCTCGCAATAGCGAGCGACAGCAAGCTTGTTGATTCTATTCGCCAATATGATACCATAGTTATTGAAAGAAGAATGTTACAAAAAATAGCCATGAATGGAACAGAAATCTATTTAGTCCTAGACAACTATGTTATGGGGAGATTTTTAGAATGAAATTAGATGCTCAAATGCTTAAAGAATTAATTAAAGAGGCGGCTGGTCCGTCTATGCTTTTAGAAGAACCAGTTATTACTGAATCTTCTTTTAATCGCATCAAAGACAAGGTAGATAACTCAGATATTTCTTTTGTTGTCATGTCTGCTGATCGTCATGAAAAATCAAGAAATGAAAACGATCAAAGAGGTAAAGAATTAAAGGCTGCTTGGAAAGCTGCTGGGTTTCCCTTTACTGAAATTGATGGCTCTTGGGTTGAGAAGGACGAAGACGGAAATGAAGTTCGCGTTATCGAAAAATCGATTGTCGTTACCGATGAAGAACGAGGTGATGTTGAGAAAGGCGAAGCAGATCTCTTCGAGAAGGCTAAAGAATTAAGCTCAAAATACGAACAAGATGCTTTTATCTTTGGTGAAACGGGCTCTCGTTCCGGTAAAAGATACATCGATGCATTTGCTCCTGACGGTAGCCGTGTTGAATATGGTGGCCCTTGGACAAGTCTTGAGCCAATCGAAAAGGATGCTAATTTCTGGTCCAGAGTTCGTGGATCCACATTTGTATTCAAAGAACAGCAAGAAGAAGTTGTTGAAGTTGGTGCTCCAAACTCTGTTATCGAAGCAATGATTAAGGCAGAGATGCACAAAGACAAGAAAATTAAATTTGTGCGGAGGAAGAAGTGAGCGAATATGAAAAGTCTGTTCCCCTATATGATGACGGGATTGGTCGTGTGGATTACATTTCTCATATGGGTAGTGACCTTACCGTCGTCAATTCTGCTAGGGTTTCTTTTGGCGTGGAGAAGTTACAGTTGGATAACAGGGACAGGAAACTTATCAAGTAT